AAGAGTCTATTAAAAGTCTTAATGACTATTTAAATTCAACAGAAAAAATGTTTGGGTTTAAAATAGCTAGTACTCCTGAAAAGGCAAACGAAATTCGTAAAAGCCATCAAGAGTATATTGTTAGCGGGAAATTCTTACAAGATATTACTCAAACAGAAAAATCATTAGCAGATTGTGCTTGGTTATGGGCGAACAAAGATGTTATCCTAAAGGCAATGCAGACAAAAGGCTTTAACAGTGGTAGAAGAGATGTTCTAGACCAAATCGGAAACCCTGATGCTAACGCCAACTCTAGAACGTTTGCAGACCCTAAAGGTAGCGGAGAGTTTAACCCTGGCAAGTTTATGGGATAAAAACAAAAATTATTAATTAAAGAAATAGACAAATGAAATTTCACAAAGGTTCATACGGTAAAGATACCGTACAGTCAAATGCTTTGGTAACTAACTTACTAAAGTATCCAGAAATCGCTAAAACGTTAATTAGACAATACCCACAGTATTCTTTGAATTACTTTGTAGATGGTACGTCACGTTTTGCAAAAGAAGAAGTTATCGGAGATAACGCATTTAAGTGGGCTGTTTTAGGTCGTACTAACAGACCTTCTACTCTTACTGGAACTTATTCAGGAACAGGAGTTGCTAACGCACCATTTACTTTTGAAGTAGAAGAAAACTACATTAACCCAAATGATATTGTAAGATTCCAAGATGGAACTCAAGCAATCGTTATTGGAGAAGCTACTGCAAGTGCTGGTGGTTTTACTTTTTCAGCAAAGCTTCAAACTAATGATGCTACTGCAACTATTGCTAACACAAACTTTACTGCTGGTAAAACTGTAAACAGTGCTGGTTCAGCGTTTACAGAAGGTTCTGAAAGAGGTTACGAAAACTCTGTATACCCAGACTGGTATGTAAACTACATGAAGGTCAGTAGAAAAGCAAAATCTATTACAGGTTCAGCTTTAACTGACATTACGTGGATAGAGAACAACGGAGAAAGACTTTGGTTCTTTACAGAGCAAAAAATCATGGAAGAAGATTTCTTGTATGAAAGAGAAATTTCTGACTGGTATGACCAATCAACAATGGATGCTAACGGAAACGCTAAAGTTTTTGATAACAACGGAAAACCTATTGTTGCTGGTGATGGTATTTTAAGACAGATTGATGCTGCTAACGTTGATACTTACAACGGAACTTTAACAGAAGAAAGAATTACTGACTTCTTGGCTCAATTATCTCTTAACACAGGAGAAACTAATTCTCATTGGATTGTTTACACTGGTACTGCTGGTAAAGTAGCTTTCCATAAAGCAATGAAAGATTTAGTATATCCTTCAGGAAACTTAATCTATGATGCAAAAGTAGGAGCAGAAACAGAGATTGGAGTTAACTTTACAACGTACAATGCGTTAGGAAGTAGACTTACACTTGCTCACTGTCCTATCTTTGATGATCCTAACTTACATACTGACATTGACCCTGCTTCTGGTTACTTGAAAGAGTCATTCAGAATGGTATTCTTAAACTTTGGACAAACTGATGGTGTTGCAAACATCGAAAGAAAAGTTAAAGGTGCTGGTGGTATCAATCGTTCAATGATTATCAAGTATTTACCTGGAATGGTTGACCCGTTCAATCAGTCGCAAATGATGGCTGTATCTTCTAGAGATAGTTTCTCTATGGAAGTACTTTCAGAATCAGGTATGGTAGTTAGAAACCCACTATCTTGTGGACAATTAATTTTTGCATAGAAATCTAAAGATAAAGGAAAAGGAAAATGGAAAAGTTAGCAAAAGCAGAAATAAAGAATTTGACAAAAGGATTACCCATATCAGGAATAGTTGAGGTACGCTTAGTTAACCCTAAGCGTACTGGAACTATTACCGTAAGAGGTTTTAATTCTATAGACGATTTTGGTAATCATACTTGGCGACCATTTGTTGATTCAAATGGCTCTGAAAGAATAGAGAAGATTACTAGGAAAAAAATGTTAAGGCTTGAGAATGAAAACGATAGACTATTATATGGTCAGTTAATTCATCATCCTCATTACGTTAATAGTTCAAGACCTATAATTAAATTAGTTAATTTAGAAGAAGGTGCTATTGATTTTATTAGCAAACGTGAGTTTAAAAATAAAGCTGAAACAATAGTTTCCAAGTCGTCTGATAAAGAATTGATTTCTTTGGTAAGAGTTCTGAATATAAACATTAGACCTAGAAGTAGTTTTAATGTTATTAAAAGAGAGTTGTATGAGTTTATAGACAACTATGATAGCACAAAGCGTAAAAGCAATGCAGAACTGTTGTTAGAGGAATACAATTCACCAGACTATCCTATCAAAGTCCTTTTAAGAAATGCGATAGCTCAAAAGACTGTAATTGACTCATTGAATCGAATGATGTTTGGTTCTGTAAACATGGGTACTACATTTGATGGTGCTGTTACATTTTTGAAAAACAATAAAGACATTGCAAACGAATTAGAAAAAGCGGTAGATTAAATGACTATTACTGAAATGCACAAACTAGCCGATTTGCTTATTGATAAAGCAAATGCTCCTTGGTTTACCTCGGAGGAAAAGGATATGTTTATAAACCTTGCCATTAAGCAAATTGTTGATGTTAATTATCGAGAGTTTGAAAAAAATGAAGAGGCTCGTGCAAAGTTAAATACAATAGTTAGAACTACTAATTTAGGTTCGGTTGCACAAGTTGATTTAACAGCAATAACTGATTTTAGATATACGTTAGCCTTAAAAGGTACTACACCAGACAGTTGTGGTAATTTAGTTTCTAGAAAAATATCTCCCGTACAATGGGATGATGAAGCTGGAAATCAAAATGATCCATTCAACAAGAATAGTGATACTAATTTAGGTTACGTACAAGAAAACATAGTTGGAACTGGTAACGTATTAAAAATATTAAGCGATACTACACCTACTAATGTTACTTTGGTATATTTAAAAACACCAGTTGATGTAGATGCTTCATCAGCTCCAATTGTAGATTGTGAGTTGCCTGATAGCGTACACGAAGAGGTTGTTAATTTAGCAGTTAGAAAAATGTTGGGTACTGTTGAAAGTCAAATTCAATACCAAATGCAAGCTAATGAGATTGCAAGTGAAAATGAAAATAAAAGATAAAAGTTATGGAAAAGTTTAAGTCAAAAGAAGAAGCGCAAAAGGCATTTGAAAAAGAAGGTCTTGATTATCCTAAGTATCAATCAGGTGCCAGTAAAGGAAAAATCAAAGGTTCTTTAGATTCTTTGACCTTAGCATACCATGAAGCAAAAAAAGAAATAAAGAACGAACCCGTTAAAAAAGAAGAGGTTAGTTCAAAGCCAGTTTTCCATAGAGGGAAACCTAAAAAATTCAATTCATTTTTATTTAAAAAACAATAATTAAAATTCATTAAGATGGCAAGAAAAACAATCGCAATCGTAACAGAAGGTTCTCCTTCGGCAAGTGGGGGATTAGTAACATTAGCTCCTGACTTTGTAGTTCCAGAAGCTGCATTAGCAAATGCAACATCAATTAATATTGCACAAAATGGAGGTTCAGCAGGTTCAGTAGCAATAACTTTTTCAGGAACTTATGCAGCAGGAGACCAAGCTAAAGTAACAATATCTTCTAACCTTACATCAAGACAAAAGTTTAGAAAAACTTATACTGTTGATGTTGTGGCGGGAGCAACAACTGTTACAAATATAGCAGCGTCTTTAGTTTCAAAGATTCAAAGAGAAATAGACGCAGGGCTTATTGATTATCCATTTGCATCAGTTGGTAATGTTGCTGGTGTTGTAACTGTTACTCAAGTTGGTGATGACTCACATGGTTTAGAAGTATTTGTTTACGCAACATCTTCAGATAGTGGAGCAATAGGAAGTGTTATTTCTCAAACTACTATTTCAGAAGGTCAACCTTCAGATTTAGCTGATGCTGGTATTCCTGCAGATAAAATTGTTGCGGCAAATTACGCTACTGTATTAGTACCTTACAACATTCAAGTTGCACAACCTTTTATTGATTCAAAAGGAGAAGTTGCTACTCACTTGAAGATTTTTGCAAGTGCTGCTAACTATCAATCAGATTTGCAGACAATTATTGATGCAATTTAAGAGTAGCTTTTAAAGAACAACTCGATAGTAATTTAAAAAAAGCTCGCAGTTTTTAGCGAGCTTTTTTTTATTAAATTTGAAAGTATGGCAACATTAAATGAATTAGCATACAATATTAGAAATATAGCCAGAAGTGGTCAAGGTAATTCTGATGATGATCGCTTAACTATTTCTCAAATTAAATTCTGGATAAGATATTATCGTTCTGAAGGAATATTACAAACTACTAATTACGGAAAAGAAATACATCCACAAATGGTTCAAGACTTAGGTGTTGTTCCATTAGTAGAAGTAGACGCTACTGATTCTGATTGTCCTACGGTACAATGGGGTTGTAAAATAAAAAAAGTAGTTGTACCTAAATTTGTAGATTTTCCTAAAGACAGAGCAATAGTATTTGTCGGTAAGATTGATAAAAGAGAACCGTTTATATTGGGTAATGCCGATGTATCATATTTTAAATCTGCTACTCAATTTGGAACAATGATGTCAAGAGTTTCTATGATTGGAGATAATATGTATTTCCAATTAAACGATAGAGATTCTGAATTAGAATACGTAAACATTAGAGGTGTATTTGAAGACCCAACAAAGGTAGACCAGTATGCAGTAGCAGGCTGTAAGCCAGCTTGTTTTAATGACGCTACAAGCGAATATCCTTTACCTCTTAATCTTTACGTTTATGTTCTTTCAAATATATTACAGAAAGAATTACAATGGAATGAAGCGGCTGTAAACGACGAATTAAACAATGCAAGAAAAGACAATCAAAAGATTGGATAGACAAAATCGTATAACACTTATTGGTGTATACGAAGAAGCTATTAAAGAGATAGAAAGAGAACTTGCTAAAAGACCATATTTAAATAAACGTACTATTACGTTTAGAGAGTTTAGAAGTGTAGTAAAACCTTATTTGGGTTTTATTGTAGACTATATAATGAGAGGGTTTGAATATACTTTGCCTAATAAGTTTGGAGGTTTAAGAATTATTAAAAAGAAAAACAACAAAAAGCAACGATATTACAAACCAGAAGATGTTGATGATTTTTACACAAAAGGATATTGGCATGAGTTATATTGGTTTAGACCTGACAAATGGAAAAATATTAACGTAAAGTTAAGTCCTACTCAGACTAAAAGAATGATGAAACAAGTCAATAGAGGTTTTGAGTATGCTGATTTTACAGAATAGCAAAAAATATGAATAGCGAAAAAATTTCTATAAGAAGAATTATTGGTGATGTAGCTGGTAATTTAGGATTAAAAAACGTTAATCAGTATATAGACGATTTCGCAAGATGGTCTGTTGAAGCTGAAAACTTAATTGGAACAGACAACTCATACACTCATAAAGAATGTTTGCTATCTGTAAAAAACATGAAGGCTTGTCTGCCAGACGATTTAATTACTCTTAGTGGATTAAAGTATAACAATTTAGAAGTAGAGTTTAGTGATAAAAACTTTGCAATGTTCGATAAGAGTTCTTCTAACGGAGGTTCTGTTCACTTGGCTAGTATATCTGCAACTATGTTAAATAACGCCAACACAAGGCAAGAAAACATAGGTAGTACGTATAATCTTATATTTACTTTAAAAAACAGATACATATATGTAAACAGTAAAGATGTTACGGAGATAGGTATTAGCTATGAGGGTATATCTATAGATGATGAAGGGTTTCCTTTAATAGCAAAAAGTCATGAACTTGCTGTATCTCATTATCTTATGTGGAAATGTAAGTCTATTGATTATTACGCTGGCAAAGTTCAACATCATGTTTACAAAGAACTAGAATCAAGATGGTATTACTTATGCGCTCAAGCTAGGGGAGATGATGAAATGCCTAGTCCAGCAAAGTTAGAATATCTTGCAAATATGTTCAATCAATTATTACCATTACCTAATAAGAAATACTTTTAATGGGGGAGATAAGTAAAAATATATTTAGCAAAGGATTAAACAGAGATTACGACCCGACTAATGTTTCTTCTCAATCTATGATTGACAACATTAATGGTAAGTTGATGTTTAACAAACGTGGTACTCTTGATTGGGTAGAAGACAACGGTAATACAGTTTCTTTTACATTAGACGGTAATGATGGTGCTGACGCAAATAGATACATTCCTATTGGATATACTGGCGATGGAAATATTAAAATTATTTTCTCTGTTAGAGTTGATGAAACATTATCTGAAATAGGAATATTAGGAACTGATTCAGAAGGAAATGGTACGTATAAAACTTTATTTAACGACACTAATCAAACAGAAAAGTTAAATTTTAAAAAAACAAATCAAATATGTGCTAGATTCTTATATGAAAACAATAAAACTATTAGGGTTTATTGGGTAGATGGGGTAGAGACTGATAGTAATAGACCAAGAGTTTTTACTTTTGAATTTAACGAATCTATAGGAGAAAAAAATAATGTAAACGCATATTCGGCAGTTACGGCTACAGTTCATGATATGAATAGTCAAGCTGACTTTAACATAGGTATAATTAAGTTTGTAAAAACTATTAATGGAGGATTGCTATCTGGCGTTTATCAATATACATATAGACTTTTAACTAATAGTGGTTATTCTACACCTTGGACTACACCAACTAAAAAAATATTTGTTACTTCCGATGAAGTTAACAGTAGCAATTGGAACGCCTATGAAATGGAGGGTAGTGGTATAGACACTCCAAAAGGAAATCAAATAGAAGTAAAAGGTATAGACCAAAGATATGATAGAATACAAGTAGCTTATTTATATTCAAAAACAAATTCTGTTGTAGATTCATCCAATATATTTATAGAAACAGCAATAGATAAAACAGTAGGTGTTGATAGTGCTACGTTTGACCATTTAAATAACGATGGTGAGCCATTAATAACTGCTACAATAGCAGAGAGGTTTCAAGGTATTGGAGCAGCAAAAACTTTAGATATTAAAGATAGTGTTCTGTATTACGGAAACATTAATGAAAACATATTAGAAATTACTTCTGAAGAAATAGAAAATGTGTTATCTGGTCTTACTATAACTCCTAAGTTTAGAGGTATGATTAGCGATACGCTTGGTTTAGCACCTACATCGCCACCGTTGACTAATCAACCAACAATGACTACTGACACTATAAAAAGATTAAATCAATCTGATATAGAGGCTTATACTATTAATGATGACTATGCTAACTACAAAGGTACTCAAGTAGAACATTTGTATACTGGTTATTTTCGTGGAGAAGTTTATAGGTTTGCTATTCTTTTTTATGACAAGATAGGTAATCCATATTTTGCTTTTCATTTAGCTGATTTTCAATTTCCAGAACAACATGATACTGATTATAATTGGAGAAGGTTAAAATTAGATGGAACGGTTGTTAACGGAAGTGGTAGTTTATCATATCCAGCTTCAACAACTAACGATTATTACAATGCAAATTTAAATGTAACATCTATATTAAATAACAACACTTATAATAATACCAATTATTGTCAATTAAGAATAATGGGTATTGAGGTAGGAGGTATTAATATTACTGGAATTAAAGATAAGATAAGTGGATTTTCAATAGTAAGAACAGATAGACATAAAACAATATTACATCAAGGTTTTGTATTACCAGTTGTAAACAATGTAGCTATAGGAGGTGAATCAAGACCTCACCCTGTAGGACATCAAAGGTATGACAATACTACTGGGGTAACTAATGGGTTATTATATGGTTGTTCATATAGCAATAACGGTAATGATAAATACAAAACAAGACCTAATCAAACAATATTACACGCGCCAGATAATGATTTTGACCCTACAACTATACCAACAGTACAATCTTCTGATAGATTAAAAATTGTTGGTTCTTGTTATGTTGGTGGTAGCATAAGCAACAATGGTTCTTATTATAATAACGCTGCTCAAACATATTCTAATGGAACAAACAACGTAAACTCTCCATGTGTTATAAGTAAATGGTATAGAAGCTATAATACTAGTCATGATTCTATAACTAGCAATATAAGACCTCAATATGGTAATTACGCAACAATAAGTTATCAATTAAATATAGCTAAAGGTCAAACAATACCAGATTATGAAACTGGTTTAACTTTTAAAAATTTAGTTTTTTTTAAAACTCCCGCTTATGCAGATAGCGAAGAAAATTTTGGAAATACAAATGACGAGTATTATGGTTCTGCTAAAAACTCTATTTTTTACAAACATGGAAATTGGCTACCAAATAACGCAACAAGTTCATGTTTTGCTTATGATGGAACAAATAACTCTACGTTTGCACACAACACACAAGCTGGTGCTTTAATATGTAATTATACAAGAAACAATCAAAACCAATTACCTAATAACGCATACGGAGGCTTAACACAAAGTTCTTTAGAGCAAACTGTTTTTTATTCAACAGGTCATTTTCAGCCAGTAAACAACATTACATTTGGCACTCCTAATAATGATACTTACAATCAAATTGAAGTTTATGGTGGTGATTGTTATTTAGATTTTGTAGGGTTTTTAAGAGTTTATGGAAGGATTAATGGAAATAATTATAACACCGATGTTTCTTATGGAGTAGTGTTTCCTTTAGAAAGTGTAAATAATTATAGTTTAAGACAAGCCGCCTCTATATTAAACCCAATGTATACAGATGTTGGAGCAAGACCTGGGCGAACTCAAGACGGTCAAGATAATGCTTTTCCTAATGGTTTGTTTGACAACAGCAACGGAAGTTTAATTGAAGAATTTAATTACAACGATGTTTTAACATTTAGTGAATTAACTTCGTTTTTTGCTTCTGTACCTATTGGTTTTCAAAATATAAATCAATACCCAGTAAGATGGAGGCATACAAAGAATAAGTTTTACGGTGATACTATTGATACTTGGAGAAGTTTTGAAGTAAACTCTTTTGAAGATTTAATGGGAGTGCATGGTCCGATTACAAGTTCAACTTTTTTGTTTAATCAAATATATTCATTACAAGAAAAAGCTTTTGGTAGACTAAGAGCCTTTGATAGAGCAGCATTAGAAAGTGAAACAACACAATCTTTAACAACGGGTGTCGGTCCAGCATTAGATGGTATTGATTACATATCTACATCAGTAGGTAATCAAAACCAATGGTCGTTAGTAAATACTGGAAAAGCGTTTTATTGGATAGACGTTTTCAATGGTAAAGCAATGCGATTTGCACAAGATGGATTAAACTACTTGTCAGATCAACGAGGTATGCATTCTTTCTTTGAAAGAGAATCAAAATATTTCTTAAACAAAGATAATCCTGCTTTTGGTGAAGGTATTTCTGGTGCATGGAACTCAAAAGATAGAGATGTACTTTGGACTTTTAATAGAGATGAATATATAAGCACAGGAGCAAACCTTGTAGTAACATCAGATATAATTGATTCGGTTAATCATTATTCAAATAACGAAACAGTATTTGTTCATTGGACTGGTGCAAGCACAGTAAATAACGGTATTATTCTTCCCGTAGAAGCAAACACAGTAGGCAACAATTACAATGTATTACAATATGTTTCCTTAAAAACTGGTTCAAACTTAATGTTTGTTAACCAAGTAAAAAACAATGTTGTTACTCCTTTGGCTCAAATTGGAGCTGGTCAAAACTATTTGTTTTACAGAAATTCATCTTCTGATGATTGGTCATATACTTTATTAGCTGATAAAAGCAAAATAACGCCATTTAGAGCAACTGTTGTTTATTCTGAATACATACAATCGTTTACACAATTTCATAGCTTTAAACCTAATTTCTACATCTCTCACAACAAGTTCTTAATTACAGAACAAGCAGATGTAGTTAGTAAGCAATTTTTTGTACATGGTAAAAATTTGTTACACGCTAACTATTACGGTCAAAATTGGAAAACAAGTTTAAGAGTTACTGTAAGTGATAATGGAGAGTTTGCAAAAATATTTGATAGTGTAAGATTAGCTGTAAATAAGCAAGGTTCAGAAAAGTTAAATAATTTTATTTTTTCCACAGAAGAACAGAAACGTTTTTATGACGTAAACCAAGATGGAAGAGTTAGGTTCTTAGAAGATAACCTTAGACTTCCAGTTAGAACAGAAACTCAACCAGACCGTATGAGAGGTAGATGGTTATCTATGATTTTTGAATTTAGTAATAACACAGAGTATCCAATTAAAATTGATAACTTAATAAATCATTATAGACTTTCTAATAGGAAATAATTATGGCAATATTTGAAGATAATAGAGAACTAGCTAGGCAAGAAAGATTTGTTGGGATGGATAAGGTTGATGGTTGGAAAAAAACTGCCTTAGCTGTAATGGGATATAAAGATACGGGAGAAAAAAACTGGTGGGGTAAAACAGGATTGCCAGGTGGTTTATCAAGAGGTATTTCAAAAAGTTTAGCAAAAGGTACTGACACTGCAGAAGTATTTAAAGAAACAGACGATGAATATGCTGCCGCACAAATGGCTAAAGCAAAATTTGGTTTTGAAACTGCTAAAGCTGTTGTAGGATTGGGTGGTATTGGTGGAGGAAGTAATGCTGGAAATATGATTGAAGGAGGTGGAATTGGTGGAGGTAAAGATATAGCTACAAGCACTGCTGGAAATAATTTAACTAAAGTGTTAGAAGAACAGAGTACAAGAGTTGCTAGAGATAAATCTGATTCTGATGTTAATAGTATTATAGGTAATAAATCTGATTCAGAATTAATTAAATCTGTAGGTAAGGAAGATAGAGAATATTTTATAGATAGTTCGGGAAGAAAGATTTATAAAAATAATGAAGGAGAAGAATTAGATTTAACTCCCGAAGGTGTAAAAGCTAGAAAAGAAGCAAAACGTCAAGAAAGATTAGGACAAGCTTCTAATTTGTTAGATAAAATACCTTTGGTTGGTGATGCCGCTAGTGCTGGTTTAGATTTAATTGCCGCTAATAGAAACGTTACCTTAGAATCAGAAAAAGAAGCTAGAAAGTATTTAACTAAAACTGCTAAAGACCCACAATTTAATTTATTATAGCCATGCCAAATAGTGATGATATTAAGTTTAAAAAGTTTAAAGAAACTCTTCCTGATAATATAAAAAATACAAATGAAGAAACTTATAATTTAAGGGGTTATTGGGAGGCTTTAGGAAAACCAGAAGAGTTTGATTATTCTCAACCTAAAGAAACTGATGGTGCTTATCACGCTTTTAGTAGAAATCCTCAAACGGGAGAGATATTAAAAAAAGAAAATCACCCTACATTTAAAATGGCTATTGAAGGTGATATAAAAGCTGGATACAAAGCTTATAGAAATAAAGAAACGGGTAAAATTTATACATTTAAAGAAGAGCCTGATAAAAATAAATATGAAATTTTTAAGTCTACGAATATGGCAAAAGGAAAAACTTTAAAAAAACAACAAAAAGTTACTATAGGAGATAGGACTATAAATATTACAGATGGTTACGGTGTAAGAGGTAAAGATTTTAAAAATAGAGAAGGACAACATTCTAAAGGAATAGATATGACTACTGATAATGACAGGGTTATATCTTTAACAGATGGTGTTGTAGAAGTAGCTTCTTTAGATGGTTCTCCAACGTTAGTAGGTACAGACAAAGAACAATCGGGTGGTTATTATCTTATAATTAAAAACGATGATGGTACGAGGTCGCAATATATGCACTTAGATGCTATGACTCCTGAAGAACAAAAAAACATAATCGGGAAGAGAGTAAAAAGAGGTGATGATTTAGGTGGATACGGAGTAGGTTCTGGTTCTGGTACAGGTCCTCACATTAAATATAGAGTATTTACGGGAGATGTAGGTACACAATTAGAAACTCATATAGACCCATCTACTTATATTTCAGGTAGCAATAAAACTAATTTAGATGCTGAACCTAACTTTGACATAAGAAGTTCTACTGATGATAAAAAATGGGTGGCTTATTTAAAAACAACAAATAAAGACGGAGACGAAAGAGATAGATTGCTTGGCACTTATAATAAATCTCAATATCCTTTTAAAGAAAGTATTAATGTTGTTACTATTGGAGATAATCAATATGTTGTTGCTAGTGAACGTAAAGCAGTTAATGTTCTTAAAAAAGGAGATACAAAAACTGTTGAAGAAAAAAGAATATCTAATTCATATAAAAAAATAAAAATAGGTGAAGACGGTTCTGTTCAAACTTCTAATATAAAAGACAAGACTAGATTATACACTGATGAAATTGAAAATATAATTAAAAAAGAAGGTGTAACTAAAGAGTCTGTTGAAAAGGCAAGGCAAATATTTGAACAATCAGAAAACGATTTATATCAAGAAGATAAAGACCATGATGTTATAGGAGAGGTTTATGAAAATAAAGCTAGAATACCATTTATAGAACAAAACATCGAAAACGCAAAAGTCTTTGCTGAAAATAAATTAAATAAATTAAATTCTGAAATTTTAACAGCTAAACCCGAAGATCAAAAAAAGCTTAGGGAACAAGTAAAAGCAACAGAATCTAAATTAGCTTCAATAGAAAATGCTCAAAACAACTTTGCTGAAAAAGTTAAAGAAATCAGAAAAAACGTACCTATTGGAGGTTATGCAGGAAGAGGTGTTTCTGTTAAAGCTGGCGATGATTACAGAAGTCCTCAACAAAGAGAACGCTTTCAAGATTTTGCAAACCTTGAAAAAGAATTTAATAAAATAAAAGAGTTAGATTCTTTTAAAGACTATGATTTAAGTTTACAACAAACTGAGTTAGATAAAAAAGCTACTGCAGATACTGGAACTTCTGACACAAGCAAAATTGTAAATCAAGAAATTACAATTGATAACACAAAACAGCCAGACCCTAATGATATGGCTGAAACAGATGTAGATTATGATACAGAAGGTGATGACTATATAGACAAAGACTATTTAAACGAACAATTAGCTGAAATAGATAAACAGTTAAACAACGCTAAAAAATTAGAAGAGTTTACGCCTGATTTATCTATGTTAGATAGTGGAGATAAATACGGTAATTTAATTGCTACAGCAGGAGATATTGGCATGGGAATGATAGGTCTTAAAGGAGCTATGGAAGAAGTGCCAGAGTATCAGAAAGGAGCAATGTTTAATGCTTATACAGACGAAGCATATAGGCAAAGAAACATGGGGCTTACTGGTAAAGAGATGGGATTACGTAAACAATTAGCTGAACGTGGATTTGGTTATGACGTAAAAAACATTAGAAGGTTGTCTGGTGGTTCTTCGGGTGTTGCTTTAGGAAACTTAGGTAGGGCTGCTGGAACTTTACAGAATAGATATGCTCAAATAGCTGCAGAAGATTCGGGAGTTCGTAGAATGAATCAACAAAGGTTTGATAGAGCGGCAAGTGCTGATGAAACTTTAAATAGAAGAAAATTTGAAGATAGCTTTAAAGTTGCTATGTTGAACAAAGAAATGGGTGCTCAACTTGTTCGTGATAAAATGAAAAACATACATGAGCGTTCAATGTTTGAAAAGCAATACGGAAAAGGAAGTATATATGATGAATTATCAAGAGAGATGCTAAAAGGAAAGCAATATAATACTCATGCTTTAAAAATGGCTCAACAATTTCAAGTAGATAAAGCAACAGATACTTTAAAGGATAGAAAAGCAAAGATAGAAGATGAATTAAATAAAGCTAACAATCAATAAAATAAGATACAATGGGAGATTTCGGATTATACGCTGCATTATCAGGAACAGATAATTGGGCTCAAAAACGTCAAGACAAGGCTTCTAACTTAATGATGTTAGAACGAATGGAGCAACGTTCTGAAAAACAGTTAGCTGCTCAAATGCAAGCCGAAGCTGGTATACAAGAGCAATTAGATTTAATGGCGCAGTTTGATGTTTTGCCAGAAGACCAAAAAGCACTTGAAGAAGTTGAGCAAAGAGCAAGAATGAATATTATAAAAGGAATTACTAAGTTTAATGGTGATTTAAAAAAATATGTTTCTTCTGGTGGCTTAACTGATTTAGGAGAGTATAAAAGAAGTATCTTAACTTCTAGCGAAATGAAGAACGCTGTATCTAATAAAGCTCAATACGCACAGTATATTGATGCTAAACAAAAGGATATGTTTGTAGGTAAAGCAGAAATTGATGTTCCCGTATTTGATAGCAAAGGAAATCCTAAAATGAAAGATGGTGAAATAGTTAGGGAAAGAAAAAGACTAAGTATGGAAGAACAAATGGCTTTGCGTAAAAGAGGTTTGTTAGATAGAATACAAGTAGGTATGATTGAAAAGAAAGGGAGTATAAATCCACAGTTCTTTAAAAAGAACTTTAAAGACCCTTTAAAGCCTTGGTCAGCAGATAACATTGTTACAGAAAAAAATGTATACGATTATTTAATTTCAACTGGAACTAGCGAGGAACAAGCTAATGAAATGGCTAATAAATATGGAAAGCAACATGCTGGAAGTCCAGAAACAGCTATGAAATGGAATGCTATGAATCCATATGATTTAGAATTTCTTAAATCAAAAATACAATACAATCAAAGTAGAGGAAAAGGTAAAGGTAAAGGTTCAAGCAAAACACAAATTACAAATACTTTAGGAACTACATATGATAAATTAAAACAACAACCTGGCGAAATGATGCCAACCGAAGGACCAAACGCAAGTCCTAATGCTTTAGGTGCTGCAAAGCCAATGACTCCACGTGATACTAAATTTTTTACAGAATGGTTAAATAATACTAATCCAAAAGTTTATGATATGCATTATGGAAACAGAAGTGAAGATGATGTAGAAGATAATAAAGGAAAGTATGATTTAAGAGGTGCTACCGTTAATTTAATACAGAAATTAGCTTTAACAAATCCAGACAACGGAAATGTAGAATCTTTTATAAAAGCTAAAGTTTTTTATCCAGAAGCTATTGCTGACCAATACAATTTTAAAGATACGTACAACAGAAGAAACTGGCAAGAAGGCGTAAAATATAGACCTTTTATTAATGATGATGAAAAAACAGAAATTGAAGAAATACCTGGATATACTGGTTATGTTTACATTAACGTTGAAAATTTAGTAAAAGATAAAGGGTTTGCTGCTGAACATGCTAAATTTAGAAACATAGGTACTAATGTTCAAGCTTATGAGCCAGGAAATACCAATCAAGGAGATATGATAAACAACGAACAAATATTTCAACAAATGGTATCTAATACTATAAGGCAAATTAATCCTAATACTAATCAACCATATACACAGCAAGAAGCTGAAGAGTTAGTAAATTATAGTTTATCTAAATACGGTTATCAATAAGATATTATATTTGTTTATACAAAAAAAAAGAAAATGCCAGAAAACCCAACTTCTGAAAACGAAAGACAATTTAATCCTGAACTACACAAGGAAGCATTATCTAATTTAGATCAAAATTTTAATTTAGATAACGTATCTAAAAATCTTAGTAATATACAAGAAACAATAGACCCTTATAATCCTGGTATAAGGCAACAAAAAGAAATTGATACCGATGTAGAGTTTGACCAAGGAGCGTTATATGATGCTGCATCTGGTTTTTGGAATAGCTTTGTTGTTGGTACAGTAGAAGGTGCATTTAATCTATTACCTACAATTTCTAATGCAATACATGAAACAGAGTTTGCAAATGATTGGATTGAAAACGTTAACAAAGTATCAGAAAATTTTGAATACATATATTCAGATGATTACTATAAACCAATAAAAGAATTTGGAGATATTACATCTTCTCATTTTTGGGCTGGATTAGGAAATGGAATTGGATTTGTTGCGGGTATTGCCAAGTTTGCTAAAGCAGGTCAAATGCTTTCAAAAGGTAGCAGAGCAATAGCAAGAGGTGAAAAACTTATTGAAGGAACAAGTGATGCCTATAAAGCTGGTGCTAAAGCTAGATATGCTATTGATGATGCAGTTAAAAACATATTTAATAAAAGTAAAACTGGTAAAGTAGTAAAAAAGACACCAAAGTTTAATGAAGGAATAGTTGGTAAAGTTGATGATGCTGTAGAAAAAAGCATGAGGCTTAACCTAAATAAAATTAAAAAACTTTCTGAAAAATCAATTAAAAACTCTGCCCGTATGGGAAGTTTTATTGGTGGTACAACCATGATGTATAACATGGTTCAAGATGAAGCAAGAGAAGCAGGCTTAGACCCTACTAGTGCTGCAAGATTTTCATTAGGAGTTGCTTCTTTAGTTTCTTTAACAGAAGGTGCGGCATTAGAATGGATTGGTAAAATACCAGCAAGAAGTATTCAGAAACAAATAGTAAAAGCTGCTTCTAAAAAAACATTTAAAGGTGCGGCTAGAAAGTCTCCTAAACAATTAATGGATTCTTTCTTACCTAATTATACTAAAGCATTAAGAGGTATAGATTTGTTTGAAGGTGCTGCAATAGAGTTTGGTCAAGAGTTTTCTCAAACATATATTGAGGAAGGTGCTAAACAAATGTATGATGAAATCTTTGCTGATGAAAAAGCTACGGAAGGGAAAGGAAAATTTGGTAAAGAAGTTTTTGATTTAGAATCTGATTCTTTTGGTGGTTTTTTTACTGATGGTAAAGACTCTAAAAGCACTTTTACTAATAGCGTATTTGCTGGTATACTTGGTGGTATTATCGGTGGTGGTATGGCTGGTATGAAACTAAGAGCGTACCCTGGCGAAAGAAATATTGGAAATGAAAGTTTGTTTAATCTTGTTGCAGATGATGTAATACGTGATAAAACAAAAAACAGAGATGATATAAAATTAGCTTTAGATAAAGCCTTAAAGAAAAAACAAATTACACAAAGCGATTATAAAGTAACTGGTGAGATAATTGATGAAATGGCTGAGTTTGTAGATCAGCAAAAAGTTGTAAGTGCTATAAATGACCCTGTAGCTCAATATCAATTATTTAATCTTAATAGAGCGTTTAAAAACATACAGTCAAAAATTGTTACTGATGAAGAAGTAAGAGAAAAATCAGGAGATATAATAGACGCACAAGTTGAAGAATCTGTAAAACTTAATCAAGAAAAAAACAGTTTGTTTAAAACATTAATTGATGCTATTAGAGTTAATTATAGTGAAATTTTAGAACTACGTAAGCCCGAAACTTTAAATGCAAATGAGTTTAGTGATAAGGTATTGGCTTATCAAGCTATAGCAGAAAAAATAGTTGGTGGTGCAATTACTACTCAAGAAGATTTAAATCAAGAAATAGACAAGGTTTACAAAACTGATTTTAAAGAAAAAGTTTCTAAGGCTAAAAAAGAAGGAAGATTAGCAGGAGAAATTACAGAAGAAGAATATCAAGAATTTAAAGAAGGTAATGTAAGTCAAGAAAGAGTAAATTATTTAGCTAGTAAAATTATAGACGAACAAGATTTTACAGAACGAGAGCAAGAAATGGCTGATGCTTTAAAAACTGAAGTAGAAGAAGCTAAAGAAAAAATGCTCAAAGAAAAAGAGAAAGAAAAGAAAGAAGAAAAACCTAAAGAAAAAAAGACAGAAAAAACAGAAACTTTTGATGCATTTAAGTACAGAGAAGGTCTAAAATCATTAACAGCAGAAGAACTTGCTCAAGAAAAAGAAAATTTAGAAAACAAGGAAAATAAAGACTCAAATAAAAAAGAAAAGCTATCTGCTATAGAAATGCAAGAGTTTTCTAATGAATTAAAGAATCCTACAAAAGAAAAGAAAGAAGAAGGGAAAAAAGAAGAAAAGAAAGAGTCTAAACCAACGGAAGAAACTAAAGAACCTACAACATATAGAACAAATACTTCTCTTAAACAAGCAATTAATGATAAAAGTATTACTGAAGATGATATTCGTGAAACTTATAATCAAGCACTATCTGATATAAAAAATAAAAAAAATAGAAGAAGTGCGTCTGTTATAAAGAATGAAATAGAAAAAAGAGCAGAAAAAGATGAAAGATTTTCAAATGCAATAAAACCTAAAAAGGATGAAAAAACCGAAGGTAGCAAAGAAACTGATAAGGACAGTAAAGAAGAAACAAAACCCGAAGCTAAACAAGAAGAAAAAATAGAAGAAGTAGAAGTAGAAGAAATAAAACCTACTACTAAAGAAACTACCGATATAGTAAAAATTGAAAAAGAAACATCAGTAGAAGTTTTAAGAGAATACGATAATGCTGAAATAAATGCAATAGCAAAAAATAGTAATAATGAAGCTGTTGAAGGGTTAGGTCAGTTAATATCCAAAGATGTAAAAGAAGTAGAAGGGGGAAAAGCAGAACAAGAAGTTTATCAATATGGTGTTATACAAAGAATAACATCAGAAGATGGTTCTAAAATACAAAGAGTAACTGACCATTATGGTAAAGTTTATGGTATTCCGATAATAAACTTAACAATGGATGCAAAAGAGGCTGGATTCTTTTTTGATGGAAAAAAAGAATTTAGCTTAACTCAAAAACAAATTACAGATTTTTTTAATTCTAAATTTGGCAAACCTAAAACAGAAGAAGACGTAGTAGAAGAAACTAAAGAAGATGTTGGGGATTCTAATCTTACTGGCGATAATACTGTATCTGGTGATGAAACACCTTCTACAATAAATCAACAAGATAAGCTTGATGAAAAAAAGAATCAAAAAAATCAAAAAGAAGCAGAAGATAGAAAGGATCAAATAAAAAGCTTTAGAAGAAAAAAAGGAAAAGAAAAAAAACAAAGAAAGGGTATTTTATCTAAAGCTGCTGAATCGCAAAAAATAGCAGATAATCTACAGTTATATCAAAAAATAAAAGAACATTTTAAAAAGATGTTCCCGATGATTCCTGTTAGCACTGTTGATATTCTTTTTGATAAATACGGTGTAGAAATATTAGGTAAAGTTAGCCAAGAAGGTATTACTATTAGCAACGAAGCTTTTCAAAGTACATTAGCTCATGAATTTGCTCATGTCTATATTGATTTAATAGCTGATAAAAAAATTGTTAGTCTAGCATTAGACTGGATTAAAGGAACAAAGTTTTTTACTAACGCACAAAAAGCGTATTCAAATGATACTGTTCAGACACAAGCTATGGAAGCCTTGGTTCAAGCTATGTCTGAAAACGCTATTCCTAAGCTCGAAGAGAAGCTTTCTAAGAATCAAATAACTAAATGGTTGTCAATAGCAAAAAAGTTGTGGAGAACGATTAAAAGAATGTTTACTGGGTATAGTCCTAGCAACTATATTGATTACTTATCTGACTCTTTAGTATTTAACAGTAAGCCTATAATGGTTGAAACTTCTTATTTAGAAGGTATTGAAAAATATGAAAGAAAGGCTCTTGATACAACTGATGCTAATTTTAATAATGAGTTTTTATTAAACTACATTAAGAAGTTTACAATAAACGCTTTATTTTTTAGAGACACTTCTTTTCAGGCACAAAATATACTTGGAGATATTAAAGAGATATTTAGTGAAGAGTTAGCAGAAGGTGATGCTCAAACAAATAAATTAAATTATAAATACAACTTATTAAAAGAAGAAAACAATAAGTTTGATGGAGTTAATTTTAATGATTTAAGTTATTTAGACCAAACTGAAATTCTATTAAATGAAACTATTTACGAAGATGGAATAACCTATAAGCAACACATAAACAATGTAGTTGAGTATTTAGTTCATTTACCTACAGAACAAATTGATGAAATAGAAATTAATAAATCTATTAAAGAAAACGAAAAGTCTGAATCTGAAAAAGGTAAAATAGAAAAAGAAGCAATAAAGGGTTCTAAAAAAATGATTACTTCTGTTAATGCATTATTAGCCAGATTAATCAATAGTCAAGGTCAAATGATACATAATGACGAAGCCTATGCTTATTTGACTAATGCCGCTATGAAAAGTAGCACTACAGAAGAGTTAATGTCTAGAATCGCTGAAGATTCAAAAAAAGGAAACAATGAAGTACCTCTTGCTCTTTACAATACTTTATTAGCATTACAAGAATATGACGAACAGTTTGGTACTGATTCTTTACAAACAGTATTGCATCAATCTTTGTCTAATCAATCAATACCTCAAAAAGCAATATTAATAAAAAAAGACAAAGAAGGTTTAAAAGAAATACAGATAAGAGATGTAAGTCAATCTAATAAAAGAAAAAGCAGAACCTTAAATTTAAAATTAAGATTAACAAGCGCACCGTTTTTGGCATCACCTATCGTTGGTACAGAAGAAGACCAAGGTAAAAAGAAATCAATTGCTGAACTTTTAAAGCAATTAATAAATAGAAAAGAAAGGTCAATGTACGGGTTTGGTTTTACAGATAAACTTTTAAGGTTTGAATTAAACGAAGTTAATAGGCTTGGAAATGTATTGTTTGACGTAAACGGAGAGTTTCATGTTGAAGAATATACTAATTGGCTAATTAATGACGAGCAAAATTTAAACAAAAAAAACGATAAAGGTAAGCTTACTAAAAGAGCAAAAGCGTTACAAGATATTGCAAATGAAATTGATGTTAAAAAACGACAAAATTTATCTATAAAGTTTTTTATGTCTGATATTTTAAACACAGCAGCAGAACAATTAACTAAAGATAAAAATCCTGAAAACAAAAGATATAAAGGAAAGTTTGCAGAAGATAAAGGTAGAGTTAACACTTTAATGAACTTTGCAAGTCAAATGTATGATGGTTCTATTCAGAATGCAAACATGTTTATTAATTCTTCTGGAAACACAGTAAGCACTATTAGATTTGGTTCAGCCTTAAATAGAATTTTTGCAGACATATCAAATAGGGGGAGATTTGCAAAAGAAAAAAATAACTCTAAAGTAAAAACTAAAGATGGAGATGTTTATTTATTTAGAGATAACCCTGTTTTTAATTCAATATATCAAACGGGTATTTTTAAATGGGCTATAGACGATGCTGTAAATTATTTTGGAGATTCTGTTAAAGAACATAGTGCATTAAGTGGTATTGATTTATTTATAAGTCAATTTATGTTTTTTAGTAACGACCAAGACCGTAGTAGGTATTATCAAAAAGTAATGATTAATGATCGTTCACATTCTAACTATATACAAGTAGATAGATTAGATAACGATGCTATTAAAAACAGATTAAACGAACAACGTAGAGTTGACCAATATCATTTAAATCAAGGTTATAAAAAGCTTAAAAACGAAGAACAAAAAAAGAAATACTTAGAAGAGTGGAATAAATTATCATATAATTTTGCTTATGATGTTGATGGTGAAGTTGTAGTTAAAAGTTTTGACCCAATCTATTTAAAAGCAGAAACAGATGAAAAATTAGATTCTCAATTAGAAAAAAATAATTTAAGCGAAATAGAAAAAAAGGGTATTAAAAAGAAAGTATCAGCAATAAAAAAAGAAACTTCAATACTTAAAAAAGTATTAACAAAAGTAGGTTTGTTAGATACTGTTCAAAAAGACCATGTAGGAAAAGATGGTAAATACAAGACTATTGACGAGATGATATTGTCTTATGTATTAAATGAACGTGTTAATAGACTTGCTATTAATGATATTTTATCTGAACCAGTTGCTACAAGATTAATTAAAAAAGGAAAAGTAGATAAATCAAATATTTTAAAACGTAATAGTGGTTTTGATTCTACTGGTTTACGTGTTGATTTAAGCGATAAAAAAACAATGACTGTTGTTTATGAAATGAACGACAAAGATGGAAACCCTATTTCTGATTCATTTCTTTGGAGAAGTAAAGGGATGACAGAAGCTATTCAAAAACAATTAGGAGATAAACAGTTAGACCCGATTAGTTATAACTCTAAAGATGGGGAGTATATGATTAATAATAAAGGAGAAAATATTTATCATAAAAACTCTTCAGTAAATTATTTTGGGGATGAAGAAAACAACAACATTGTTGAAATGGCTAAAGCAATGATGGGTGATAATTACGAAGAAAGTAATTTTTACAGAATTGCTAAAATGCTTGAAATGCTTGAAGAAAAATATGGAGATACACATTATATTCAAATAATTGATAAAGACGCTATAAAAGGCTCTAAAGCCGATATAAAGGCTATGAAAGTTGAAGAACTTTATAATGCTGTTTCAGAAAATGATTTTGATAAAATTAAAAACTCTAAATACGAATACGTTAGTCAAAACTTTTATATTCCTTTTAATGAAAACAAAGAAGCTAAAGAGTTAAATAGACAGTTTGCTAAATTATCTACTCAAGGTGTAAAAATATGGACTAATAATAGCGATCAAGAAAATGCTTTAAATGAGTCTAAACAACTTGAAGAAAAAATTATAGAGTATATATGGGAGCAAATGGGGCTTGAAGAAGGTGAGGATAATTACTTAAATTCTAGAGAGTTTGACAAACTTTTTAATACTGAAGAAATACTAAATGAGTTATTAAAAAAAGTTGATGATTTACAAGACCCAGACACTTCTGAATTATTAAAAGATATTATTAAATACAACAAAAAAGAAGGTAAAATATTAGATAGAGCAAGAAGGAATAAAAAGCGTTTAGAAGCTATAGAAAATAGAACGCCAGAACAACAAGAAGATTTAGATGAAGCACAAAGTGTTTTAGACAATAAAAAGACAATAAACAAAATTGACCATCCTGCAATGACTCCGCAATTAAAGCAAGTTATACTTAGTAGGTTACAATCTAAAGGTCTTGATGTTAGAGTGCCAGGTGCTTATCTAAAGATGGTTCCTGATATGGACAATAGACTAAAAGAAAATGAAATCATATTGCCATATAGCATGTTTGGTCAAGGAGAAGAAGCTAAAAAGCAAGCTGAGAAGTTTTTAAAAGAACAAAATGAAAAAGGTGGACTGTTTGTACCAGGAGTTAGAGTTCCCGCTTCTGACGCGATTTCTACTATTAACGCAAGAGTTGTAGGTTTTATAGAAGGAGATGCAAACATTGCAATACTTCCACATTCATTTACAATTAAATCTGATGCTGACCACGATGGAGATAAAGTATTTATTTATAAACCAGACGTTAGAGTTAAAGATGGAAAAACTGTTATAAATGAAAACAGTAAGGCTAATGAAATTTATAAAATTATAAATAGGTTATCTCAATCTCAAGATTATAAACAAAGGATAGAAGACGGTACTATCAATCTTGATGAATTTGAAAAATTTGTAGAAGAAATAGATGAAGAGTTAAAACAAGGAGAAACAGAAGGAGAGGCTGATGTTAAAGAAGGAGTTGATGAAATATTTAAACAAACACCTGAATTAGCTGAAATAGGTACAGAAAGACAATATTCTGCGTATTTAAATAGTGTGTTTCCTAATAATAAAATATTTTACAAGGGTGCAAAAAAAGGTTTGTCAAAATTCAATTACTCTGAATCATTACAAAAAGAAAGAGGTAATAAGTTTGGAAGTGGAATTTATTTAACATCAAACGAAGAATATGCTAATCAGTTTGCTCAAAAAAACGATGGTAAAAAATATACAGTTTTAGTTGACAATTCTAATGTAGTTTCTTTTAAAAATAAAGTTGCTTTTTTACAAGCAATAAGTAAAACAACAGTACCTACTGCTGAACAAATTGATGAGTACGTTAAAAATTTACAAAAAGAAAACAAAATATTATATATTGAAAAATCAGGTGTTACTGACGAACTTGTAATAGGTAATGAAAATCAATATCAAATATTAGGTTCAAAAGAAGATGTGCAAGCATTTAAAGATTTTGTATCTAAAAAAACAAGTAAAAAAACAGAAGGTCTTCCTAGTAAGTTTGACTTTGCTTCATCTTCTGAAATGTCAGCTACTGACGCTAGAATGTCATTTGGAGAAACTGCTGTTGGTATACTTGCTGTTGCTGGTAAATTAAATTCTGCTTTGTATCAAGCTAATACTAGGTTTAGAGAAGAAACAGAAATTACTATTGATGGTGTAACTTATAATCTAAATGGAGTAGGTGTAAACGAATATGACAAGACTTCTAATGACCTCGCAATGTTATTACAAGGTGCTTTAGATATGGCTTCTAATCCAATATTACTTCGTTCTGGTATTGATGGTCGTAACATTAATGTTGTTGTTGCAATGTTAATAGGTGGTATTCCTTTAAAAACTGTTATTAAGTTTATCAATAAAAAAGAAGTTAAATCATACTACACGCAAGACCAGTTTGAAAATAACGCTTATACTGAAAAAGCAAATAAAAATAAATTTGAAAAAACATTATCTAAAGAAATAGAAAAACAAAAAGAAGATAGTGAGGAAAGAAATAATTTAGAAACTCTACAATATTTTAGTCAACTATCTCAAGAGTTAAACGCTGTAACTTCTATTGTTCAATTAGATGGTGATTTACCGAATGATGGTTATTTGCTAAGAGATTTAAAAAAAGTTTTTAATACTATTAAAAGTGAAGAAAGTAAAACTAAATTAAATTACAATAATTATTCTCAAAAACCTTTTGTTCGTCATTATGAAAAGTTAGTTGACGCTGCGATTGGTTTAATGTCGCATCATTTTATTACTGAAAATCAAAACTATTACAAAGAAATAGAAGCAATTCAAAATTCAAGAAATTATTCTGATGTTAGAGAGTATGATCCTTCTGTAGAAAAAAGAAGAGTTGATGATTTATTTAGTTTAATGATTTCTCAAAACTTACTTGATGAAAGTCAAATAGCTGACATACTAGAAAACGGAGTAACAACCATTATTGAAGACTTAAAAGATACTGTTTTAGAATCAATTGAATATAGCTACAAACAAATAACAGGAGATGCTACTGTTACAGATTATGTTAATGAAAAAATAGAAACAATAAAAGGAAAAGCTAAAACAACAGCTAGAAACAATTATAGTTTATTGTTTAAATACTTAAAAGAAGACATAAACATAGATGGAGCAAAAACTAATTTAGGTGCTTATATAGAAAATGTATTAACCGAAAATGAAAATGACATTGAAAAAGTTAATCAATTTTTACAAAAGAATACTGAATTAGAGATTGGAAAAGGACCAAAGAAAAATCTAAAAAAATTAGTAGACACAGTTAAAGACTATAAAGATTTTAAAGAAATTAAAAGCATTGAGTCGTTAGAAACAAATGAAAAAGCAAATAATAAGTTTATAAAATTATTGCAACTAAGAAATGTTGTAGACCCCATAACAGATGTAAGTGAAAGTGTTTTATCTGGTAAACAAGACATTAGATTTTTAACAAGTACACAAAAGCAAATTGCTAAAAGAGATTTTGAAAAGTTAAGTTATCAAGAACAAAATAGATTTTTAGCCTACCAACTTTTTAAATATGGTTTAAGTAATAAGCTAGGAAGTATTATATCGATAATGCCTAATAGCTATACATTAGAATATTTAAAAGAAATTTCAAACATTAAAAGTAGAGGTGAAAAAGAGAAAAAAGTATACGATTTAAAACAATTTAGGCTTGCTCAAAGTTATAATGACTTAAACTATCCAATTAAGAAATACAAGAAAAACGTTTTCTTAGAAGAAGAGGGTAAAAGTTTATATGCGTTTATTGAAAACAAATACGGACCACCAAATGCAATTAAAGGAGCAGATGGTGTAAGATTTACAATAGAAGGTGATGAAAACTTATATCAGTTTAAGAAAGTAGAAGGAACAGGAAGGAGTGAAGTTATAAAAATTAAATCTTTTGCTGCTGAAAGAAAACTAGATTACATTGTTTTTAATAACGAAGAAACAGTAAATTTAGAAGACGCAGAAGATTTAAAGAAAAGGTGTAAAATAATAAAAAACTAATTTAGCAATATGTTATGTCCTAATATAAATAATCCTGATTTTATAGCTTTAGTAAAAAAGCATGGTGAAGATAAGGCTTGGCAAATTTTTGCTAATAATGAATCTGAAGTACCTACTGTAAAAAAGAAAATTAAAGTAGAAGAAAGTGTTTTAGACGAAAATATAATTCCTCAAAATAAAACTTTACAAGAAATAAACAAAAATCCTTTATTATCTGGCGAAATAATAGATAGCTTAAAAAAAACATTTCCAGATTTTGTAATAAACAAAGGAGGGGTTGTAAAAGAAGATGGAACTTTTGTACCGTTAGAGCCTGGCGATAAAGGTATGAGTATTAGGAATGGTTTACATTCTATGGTTGCTTGGGCTAACGATGCTTATTTAGAAACGCCACCGCATGAGTATGCACATATATACATAGGTATGTATCGTAATGCTCCAATGGTAAAAAAGGCTATTAAAAAATATGGGGAAGAAAAGTTAGTTGAAAAAATAGGTAGATATTATACAGAAGAATATACTGCCCCTGGTTTTAAAAAATGGGTTAGAAAGTTTTGGAACATGGTTAGAAGATTAGCTGGTTCTCCAAACATTAAATACGAGTTGTTTAAAGCCTTTAGAGAAAACAAAACGTTATCTAGGGATATAACACAAGGAACAGATATTATAAGCTATCAGAAAGCGCCATTTAAAAGGTCATCAACATCTTATACCGAAGATTCAAAATTAGAAGATTTAGTTCGTAAAAGTTATAATATTCAAAAAGATGAAATAATAAATAATAAAGGTGAGTTAAAGCAAAATACTGTTTTAGAAGAAAGCTTTTTAGATTTAACTGGAAAACTAAAAATAAATTTTTTATTAGAAAGAAGTAACGATAAAGAAAACTATTCTATAAATGATTTAAACGAGCATATAACTATCTTAAAAGATGCTTATAGAGAAAGTGTAAACGAATTAAAAGAGATTGATGTAGACTCTAAAAATGATTATAAAAATGTAGTAGGTCTTGACGAGATAGAAGATTTAAAAGATTTTGACAAAATATTAAAGAGTGGTGAAAACAACCTTAGTAATCCAATTACTTTATATTCTTTATTTTATTTATCTGAATTAGCACAAGGAGAAAAAGAAGTTAAAAATTATCCTTGGGAAAGATTGTTTGGAACTCCTACAGAAAGAGAAAGAAAAACAGTTGTTGAAAAAGGAACTGAATTAGCTAATAAATTTATAGAGATAAAGAAAAGAATTAAAAAAGTAAACCTAGATAATTTAAATTTAATTCTACCTGGCAATAGTCATATTACAATTGAAGACGCTTTTAAAGTTCTTGAAAAAGAAATTGAAGATGCTTCTAAAAAAAGAAATAATTATTGGTTTAACAAGGGGGTTTTTAAAGATAATAAAGTCTTAAATAGGCTAGTTGAAATTATATCAAAATACTTAACTAACATTTCAAGTAACGCTAGGCTTCATTCTAAATTTTTAAGTGGTCAATCAGATAGTGCTTTACAAAAAATGCTATATGATGAATTTAACACTGCTAGAGATAGAAGTTTGAGAGTTCAAGGAAAAGCTAGAGATCATTTTGCAGAAATTACAAATATTATAGAAAATATTGATGGTTCATATTTTTGGAATAAAAATAAAAATATAGACCAAATTGAAACTTATGAAATAGAAGTTAATAAAGAAGGTCGTAAAGTAAAAGTTACTGAATCCGAATTGTTGTCTATTTTTCTAAATCTTAGAATGGAAAAAAATAGAGAAAAAATGTCAGGTGGTAATCCTGAGAAAAGAACAGGGTTCGTTTTACAAGATGTTATTGAAGGTAGGGTATTACCTTCAAACAAAGGAGAAGAGCAAAAAGCCATGTATTTAACTAGCGAACAAGAAATTAATATTAATAATATAATTAAAAATAATAAAAGACTTGTTGAAGTTGTAAGTCAAATTGACCAAGCACTTAAAGATATGGGTATAGAACTTAATAAAGCTCATATTGCAGAAACGGGTGTTCCTTTACCACTAGAATCTAATTATTTTCCTACAAGTTATGGTGTTGCAGATAGAGAGATAGAACGTCAACAAAAAAGAAATGTTGATTTTTTAAGTAGTAGATATTCTAAAAAAGGAAATGAAAAAGCCGCTATTAGAATTAGTGATGCATACGAAGTTCTTAATAAGTATATTGATAATGTTGGTTATTACGCTGGATATAACTTATCTATTAAAAACGCAAATAAGATTTTATCTAAACTTAGAAAAGAATATAAAAAAGATAAATCAAGAAAAGACTACAAACAAATAATAGATTTAATTGATGCGTTGCAAGGTAACGTAAATAGATTAACAGATAGTAGTAATCTATATAGTTCTAAAGGAGAAAAGAAAATTACAAACTATATAAACAAAATGATGGCTAACTTTAGTTCATCAGTGTTAGCTTTATCTTTGCCTGTTTATTTTAAACAACCAATATCTTATTTAGCTGCTGCTGAAGTAATTGATAATCAATATTTAAAAGAAGCGGGATGGGGTGTTGGAATGATTGCTGGTATTAATCCTAAAGAAATATATAAGCAATTAAAAAGAAAAAAAATAGGTAGTAATAAATCGATATTTCCTGCTGAATGGAACATGGATAAAAGCGATGCTACTTATGCTAGTATTTTAAAATATTCTCCAATTTTAAAAGAAAGATTTTTAGGTGCAATAAGTAGGGAGTTGGGAGAAGCTTTACAAGACTCTCGTATAGCAGAAGATAGTGTTAGAATACCTTTTACAAAAAACTTACGTAAAATATTTGGGTCATCTAAAGAAGAAGACCTTGAATTTTCTAAAAATGCTATGCTTTCTGGTATTAAAGCTTTTGATATTGCGACTGTTACTTCTATATGGAAAGCTGTAGAACTTGAAGCACAAGATAAAAACGGACCTTACGCTAATAAAGATGGAACTTTAATGGTTAGCAAAAATAAAAATGAACAAGAGTATTTTGAGCACGTAGCTAGAAGAACGGAAGAGATTGTAAATAAAACTCAACCAACTTTTGATTTAAATAACAGAACTGCTTTAGCTAGTGATAAAAATGTATTTGCAAGATTTTTTACTATGTTTGGTAGTGCACGTAGTAAATTATCAATGTTATTAATTGAAGGGGTTATAGACTACCAAAATAGTGATAAGAGTAAAGATAACGCACAAAAGCTTTTAAAAAGGTTTGCAAATATTACTGTTTTATCTGCTGCCGCTATTGTTGCTGTTGATATTTTAAAAACATTTACATTAGGTAGTAGTTTTGATGATCCTGAAGAAGCTTTAAAGTTTGCTGGTTGGAAAACGTTAAGCACCGTAACTGGTAACTTTTATGGTTTAGGAACATTTAGTGATTATGTTGCTTCTAATTTAGATGACGAACCTTGGAGAAGGCAAATACAAATGCCTGCTGAAGCTATGACTCAAGATGTTTTAGATGTTATAGTAAATACTGCTAAAGGTAATTTTGGAAAAGCTGCAACAGATATTATTGAAGGAAGTTTTAAATTTACAGGAACACCATTATATCCTTATGTTGTTGTTAAAAATATTGTTAAACGAGTAAATGATTAAAAATGAAATTAGATTTTAGTATAAGTACAGTAACATGTTGTAGTAAGTATAAGCTATCTGACATAACTTGTGAAACTGAACCATGCGAAACAGTAGCGTGTACTGATGGATATGGTATAGGAAGTAACATTACCAAATACGATATTGGTAAAACTAGATTTAATGTTAAGTTTCCTGATGGAACAATGTATAACGATATTAATATAAAAGACTTTGTGCCAGCTACAAAAGCCTATGGACAGTTTCAAATAACTGGTGGTAATGAAGGAGTTATTGTTGTAGATGTTAATGGAGTAGACGTTTCTAATTCCTATTTTTTCACTAACATAGAAACAGTAGTTGACAACTTAGTAAATACAGCTAATGGAAAATGTCAAACTTCTGGTTGGTACATGGAAAAAGTTAATGCTGATACTGTTAAAGTTATATCTAAAAACCCAGGAACTACGTATAATGGATTAGATGTAAACGTAGGTTTAAGTGGTAACTTAACTGTAACTATGGTTGATGACCCTACAGCTTATGGGGTAGGAACTGACAACTCTGTAGAGTTTGAAATTACTGATTTATACGGAACTAACACACCTCCTACTGGTAATAGTGGTCCAGATTTTCAAGATGGTGTATATGAATTTACTTATATTGTATATAATAAATCAAACGTAGAAGTAGCTAGAAAGCAAAAATGTGTATTGTTTGATTGTAATGTGCAAAAGTGTGTTAAAGACGCTATAATTAAGTTAGGAGACGATTGTTGTTCTGACTGCCATGATGAATTAGCAGAAAAAGTATTATTAATTAAATCTAAATTAGAGCAAGCTAAAGCTCAACTAGAAAAAGGTTTAAGCGATTGTGCTAATAAAACAATTAAGTCTGCTAATAAGATATGTACTAATATTTGTTTAGATTGTTAATATGGGAACTTACGCTATTACTTTAAATAATTCTATAAATAATTTCGCTGCAAAGAGACAAGAATTAATTAATAGATTTTATGCTATTATTAATACTTATACTGATGGAAACAAATACAGGCATAAAGAATTAGTTCTTCAAGAATCTGATAACAATGTAGGTTTAGGTTGGGGAACTGTTTGGTGGGATGAAAAAAAAGATTCTTACCAAATGATTCAGGGTATAGGTGGTGGCTCTAACAAACTTTTAGAAGTAGATAGTACAAACAAATGGGTTTTTAAAAAACAAATATCAGGTCATCCTAAAATTTTTGGAGGAATTGGTTGGGGTTGGATTTATTCAAAAAAATTAAACACATACTACATTATAGGCGCTGGTACTGGGGAATACGATAGTGATTATAATCCTACGCCAAGAGGATATTTTTTTAGCGACCCAAACTCTTCTATGTGTTATGATTATAAAAGAAATTATATTATAACTTCTGGTAGTAGATTTGATGGTGTTGTTGGTAAATGGATAACGCAATTAGATTTAGAAGGAGAAGTTACAAACGAAGGTGGTGGTTTAACTAATCAATTAGCTCGTAATTATTTAAATCAAACTTCTGGAAATGCAGTTAAGTTTTTAACTCATAGTACACATGATGATATGTATTATTATTCTGAAGATAATAATATCATTAAAGTAAACCCAACAACGGGAGTAGCAACAACTATAATAACAAAAGGAACAGATATATTAGGCTTGATGATTGAAGAAGGAAGTCAAATAGGATATTATGCTTATGTTGATGGAGACGATGTTAAATTAACAAAGTTTGATTTATCAACGCCTGCTACTGTTTATACTGTTGTTAACCTAGGAGATATAGATTATTTTGTTTTTTTATATGTAGGTAAAACTATAATTGTAAATTGCAAAATAACAGCTTTTAATAGTGGTGCTTGGTATACGATTTCTTTTAATACTGATTTAACTAAAAATTTAACTTACGAAAAATATTTATTTGAAAATTATAGTGGAGCATTAACAGATCCAATGGATGCTTCGCACCAAACATACGCTTCTACTATTAGTGGAAAACATTATGCGCCTATTAATTTAAACCAAAAATTTAAACCTTTATCTAATGATGAAGTTGATATAAACATACCAGTTACGTTAGGAGGTGGTGGGAGTAATGGTGGTACTTCATCAGTAGTTCTTAATGTAAATCCTGTTACTGCGTATCCAGTAGTTACAGAGCCTACAACTGAGGATTGTTGTTTAGATGAACTAAAGTGTGAAATAAATACTAAGTTAGCTAAGAAGAGTTGTGAAGCTACAAATAGAGCAATAGTAGGTAGACATTATAGTGGAATGTTTAAAGATTCTGAATTACTTGAAGCGTTGCTTTGGATAACAACTTTTGACTGCTTAACTTGTGATGAAATAGAAAAACTTAGATGTATAACTTCAAAAATATAAAAATATGAGTGATTGTGGATGTGGCAGTTCAGATGGTAATTGCACAGATAATTTAGATAGCAATGCAAAAAATGCACAAGTAACTGGAAATCTAAAATACGATGGTCCTAGTAAATCTTGTTCTATTGACAGTTCAATTGATGTAGCAACAGATGATAGCTTTAATACTGTTTTGCAAAAAATATTAGATAAATTGTGTGTTGTTTCTAAACCTCAAAGTTATTTAGCTCACACTAGTAGAGACCACGCTTTAACAAACGCAATAAATGTTAGGCAAACTTTAAATTTAGTTGAGTTTACTGGTATTAACAATCTTAAAAACAACGAAATGATAAGAGTTGTTTATACAGGTAAAATGAGCACTGTAGCTACAACTGGTAAATTAGATATTGACGCTAGAGTTTATGGTAAAGATTCTGCAGGAATTTACACTACTCCAACTAATTTTTTAATTTGGAATGTTTCTGCTGGAAATACTGTTTTAGATCAATTTTGGATTAATGTAGAAATTACAAAAGTAAGTAATACTATATTGCATTTTAATATTTACGCAAAAAGTAGGTTAGATTATTTTCCTTTTAATATAAGTAGTAATAATGTAGCAATGGCTGATTTATCATCACACGAATTAGTTATTGATTTTACAGCTTTAAGAGAAGACGCTTCAGATGTTTTTGAACTATCATATGTTAGTATGGAGCATGTTAGACCATAATGTTTTTTTCACTATTTTAGTGAATAGTTAATTTTTAATTTAAAAGAAAAAGAAAATGGAAGTAATTGCAGAGGCACAAGAAGTGCAAGAAGAGCAACAGATTACAAACGAAATTGTTTTAATTTTAGGAAGAGCAGTAGTTGATTTATTAAATTCAACGCCAACGGTAAGTGGTAAAATGCTTTACGCTTTAGGTAAAAACGAAGCTAAATTTGAGTCTATTGCTAATAGTTACAGAAGGAAACAAATGGAGCTTTTAGATGAGTTTGTTGAAAAGAACGAAGATGGTTCTGTTAAACTTATTTCTGAAGAAGAAGCAAATGGAAATCCTAACAGATTTGTTTTTAAAGGAGAAGACGAAGAGCAAAAATATCAAAGTGAAATGACTAAATATTTAAATGCTCCTATTGAAGATTTAGATTTACATAAAGTAGACAAGTCTGCTTTTGAAGCATTGAGTATTAATCCTCAAAAAAATAGAAGTTTTACTATTTTAGTAGACTTTCTATCAAAGTAAAAATGGAAGAGTTGTTAAATAGAACTGATTACTTAGCCGAGTTAAAACCTCCTAAAGACATTATAGAGGTTGGAACTAAAAAAGATGGTTGGGCTAAAAAAGTTCAAGAATGGTTAAACCTACATAGGTATCATTCTCCTAAATTTAGCACTCGTGTTGATATAGACGATTGGTATGGCAAAGCAACTGCTTCTGCTGTAAAAGAATTTCAATCGTTAAAAAACATTGAACAAACTGGTCAAGTAGATACAACTACTTGGCTACGTTTAGTAGCTCCTATGAGAAGGGCATTTAGAGAAGTTGAAGGAGAGATTGATGTTAAACAAAGGCTTGTTCAATATATGCAACAATTTTGCGAAGAGCATCCTACAGAAATTCATCCTAATTCTGGACCTTGGGTAAGAGCGTTTATGAAAGGTAATGAAGGAGAATGGGCTGCTTGGTGTAATGGTGTTGTATCGACTGCATTAGATCATTCATGCGCTTCTTTAGGAATAGATATGAAAGACATTATGAAGTGGTCTTGGTCGTGTGAAGAAACAAAACAGTACGCTATAAAAGATAGCACTACTGCAACATATTACTCTCCCGAAGAGTTAAAGAAAGGAGAGGTAGTTCCCGAATTAGGGGATTTATTTTTGGTTATTAGAAAGTCTGATAACCGAGCAAGGCACATTGGTGTTATAGAAAAGGTAGAAGAAAGTGTTGCCTCTTGTATAGAAGGTAATACAAATGACGAAGGTAGCCGAGAAGGTTATGAACTTTGTAAAAGAAAACGAAATTTATCCAATGGCAATTACGGTATAATTAAACTTAAATAAATTGCTATGGGAAATTTAACCCCAAGAACTCCATTAGAGTTTTTAGTTCAAGAAAACAATCGATTAGTATCAAACCTTATTAGTGTATCTGGTGGGGGAGGTTCTGCAAGTTCTTCTGTAACGTCTAGCGTTGCTTCTAGTGCAACTTCTGTTCAACTATTAGCTGCTAATGCAAATAGAGTAGAAGCTGTTATTACAAACGATAGTACAGCTATTTTGTATATTAAATTAGGTACTGGTGCTACTACTTCTGATTATACTATTAGTTTAAGTCCTAACGAATCTCTTATTGTTGACAAATACAACGGTATTTTGCATGGTGTTTGGGCTTCTGTAAATGGAAATGCTAGAATAACTGAAACATCATAAAAATAAATTATGAGAAAGATAGGAGATTACATAACAACAAGTGAAAAAGGTGCTAATAATGGTGTTGCTACACTTGATAATTCAGGTCAAGTTCCTGCAAGTCAGCTAGGAAATGCTAGTAGTGGTGGTGATACCATTTATACTGCTGATGATACAGTAACATCAGATAGAACAGTTAGCTTAGACACTAAAGTTTTAACATTTGACGCGGGAACAACAACAACAACAGCGCCCGTTGGTATTGTTTTAGATTCTCGAAACGTTTTTAGTACGGGAACTGCTGCACCTGCCATTTTTAAGGTTTTAGGATTAAGTGGAAATGAAGTTTTTAATCTAAATTCAAGAGGTTACTTTATTTCGACCTCAGACTATACAACCGCAATAGCTAAAATAGAAAATCGAGCAGGAACGCAAGGCTTAACGCTTGCAAATAACGTTTCAGACATTGCAACACAACAATTTAGACACCTAGCAACAAATAGCGATATTACGGACAGAATAGAGCAAACCGTTACCAATGTTTATCAACAATGGATAATGACTAAAAACAATGTAAAAAGTCATTGGATAAGAAACGGGGATGGTGCAGCTCAAGCTTGTTTTTTTATTGAGGGAGTTACTGGACGAGGCTTTAACGTCGGAGGAGGAGATGACATAGATGGCGAAAAAATAAGTCTACAAGACCGCACTGCAATAAAAGGAGCAGGCACAACTACGGGCATAACATTAGCTTTATATGACAATGACACAACACCAAATAAAACTTGGGAATGGTTAGATAATGGCACAATGAAAGGGTATAACGGGGCTAAAATAGAAGATGCCTTATTACTTCCAAGTGTCCAAGAAGCTACCAACTCGGCAACGTTTACAATTAATGCTGATGAGGAAACTGATGGAGTTTTAACGGCTATGTCAGCTAACACAACTTTAGCAGCGCCAACAGGAACACCAGTACAAAGCCAAGATTTAGTATTTAGATTTAAGGACGATGGAACCGCAAGAACATTAACATGGAATGCTATTTTCAGAGCAATAGGAGTAACATTACCAACAACAACAGTAGCAAACAAACTCACATACGTAGGATGTAAATATAATTCAACAGATACTAAGTGGGATGTAATTGCAGTACAACAAGAAGCATAAATATATAAATATAAAAGAGATGATTAAGAATAAAATACATTATCAAATTACAGGAGATTTAGTTGCAGACTTTGGAACTACATTCACAAATCCAATTATTAAGGTTGCTGTATCAGATAAAGGAGTTGTAAACGATGGGCTGTTAAAGGTTGAATACAACGTGTATGTTTCTTCTGAAGCATATAACGAAGGAAAGTATTTTTTCAAGGCAGAGAAGGAAGGAGAAAGGTTAAAAAACTTTACTTATCCAGTTAGCGATGTTCCAACATGGTCAATAGCTACTTATGCAGAAGATCAAAGAAAGATTATTGCTGATACTTTTGGTATTGACGTTGCTAATGTTGCACTAGTAGAAGAAGAATAATATGATAACAATTATTTCTAAAATAGAATTAGAAGGAACTGATAGCCTTAAATATACCGATGTAGGTCATACTGAAGACGTTAATATCATTAATCAAATTAATGAAGATTACGATTCTTCTCTAGGTAAGTTTATAGGAGAAAACAAAACAAAAATTGAATTAGGTATTGTTAGTATTAGTACATTTTTTGCTGATTTTCCTTTTGTACATGAAGCTAGAACTCAAGTTGATAATACAGAAGATTTAGGTTTAATAGAGGTAACTAATATAAATCAGTTATAAATGGCAACTCCTACTAAAGGAAATACAACTAACTCAAGTGCTACTCCTGGAGCTAGTTCTAAAAACTATACTCATACTCAAAATACTGGTAGTGATGGATTAATTGTTGTCCAACTTTCTATGACTAATAATAGAAATTTTACAGGAGCTACGTATGGAGGTCAAGCCATGACTGAATTGTACCAAATTAATAGAGGTGGTTTAGGTCAAAAAATGGCTTTTTATTATTTAGAGAATCCTCCAACTGGAAGCAATACATTAACGCTTAGTTTTAGTGCTAGTGTTTGGAATGGTGTTAGTGTTCATATTAGAAGTTTTACAGATTCAGGAGGAGTAGGAGCATCACAAAGAACGGGAGGACAGCCAAGTCCTCATAGTGGAGATATAACAGTAGAAGAGGATTCATTAATTATGATTACTTCATGCTGTGTAAATGTTATTCTTACTCAACAGATACCAACAGGAACTAACAGAACTTTTACTACCCACAATGTTAATAGACAAGTAGCAACGGGTGCAATTAGTGCTAATGCTGGTCATAGTGCTGGTACTATTAATGTAAGGGCTACTAGTTCTAGTGGTAACTTAACTTTAGATAGGACAGAGATAAAAGGGCTAGGAAGCTCAGTAGATACAACAGGAGGCGACTTTTTTGCAATAATGTAAAAGACTGATTAAAAACAATATATTACTATTAACGTAGAAATAATAAATACATTTCATTTAGTAATAATAGTATAAAAAACTTATTTTTAAAAAAACCTAGTGAAATGAATTTTTTTTTACTTAATGCTACAAGTAATGTTTCGGTTACAGATGTTGATTTACCGATTATGGTAGTTGCTCAATTAGTTATTTTTGTAGGATCGCTTGTTGGTTTTTGGTATAATATAAAAAACAAAACTTCTATGAACACAAGACTAAACAAAGAACTAAAAGAAAAACTAGTTGAACATGTTTCTGATTCAGAAAAGAAAATAGATTCTTATAAGCAAAATTGTGATGAAGCTTATACAAAACTAGAAAATAAGATTTGTAATATTGAAAAAGAAGTCAACACTATAACAGTAGGTATTGCCAATATTGAAGGTTATATGAAAGCAATGTGCGACAAAGGAAAAAAGTAATATTATGGGAAAAAAGAAAAAACCAAAAAAACCAAAAACAACACCAAAAACAGGTTATTAAATAAATTGTTAATTTTTAAATTTTAAATCATGGGATACGGAGGAAGTAAAAAACCGACAAAAGGATTAGTAGTTTTAACTAAACCTAAAAGTTACGGAGGAACTAAGAACAATACGTACATTAGACCTCAATCAAAATAATCTGGCAATGAAAAAGTTGTTAGGGTTAGCTAAGTCTTTTTTATTAAAACCAAAGACAGTAGAAAAAACTGTAGATGGTATTGAAAAGATTGGAAAGCTAAGAGTCGATAGAAAGAAAGTAGCTTTATTAGTTACTATAGTTTTAGCTATTTTAGCTTTACTAGGTGTAATTAGTGAAGAAACTTTTATAGAATTATTTAAAGACGTTAATTAATTTTAACGTCTTTAATTAGATAGCAAAAGAAAATGACAGAAATAATTGAGGTAAAAGTAGTCAATAAGAAAGGTGATGCTCAAGACTATGTAATCAACAAAGACAAAGTAACCTACTTTAGAGGGTATGTCGAAACTAGCTCCGAGGTAAAGGCTCAACCTAAACTTAAAACTGCTGTATATCTAATGGGAAGCACTAAGGCTTTGATATTAGATATTAGTTACGATGAATTTAAGCGTAAGTTTAATAAATAAAACGACTGCCCTAGCATTATAGAATAAAAAAAAGCTAACCTTAGTTAGCCTAACTCTCTATCTTCATTCCCTTGAAATCTTTCTAGCATTGTTACCGAACTAGGATTGTCTTGATAAGAGTAGAAAAAATCGTGGTTCTTGTGTATTTCTTGTATTAATTCATCGAACATTTCAATTTCTACAGACAATTCATTTGCGTTCTTTTGCAACTCTTCTATTTTAAATATAAAATTTTCGTAAAAAAACTGTGGCTTGGACTCTTTCTTTTTGTGTATTTTCTTATAGAAGCTTGTAAGCATATCTACTTGATTAACAATATCCTTTTTTTTCTCTTTCAGTTTCATTGTCATTTTGTTTAAGCCACCAATGACATCGCTTAAAGTTTGAAAATTAGATTCAGTAATAATGTTTACTATAAGACCATCAAAAACAGCTTTAAAATATTCTATCTTAATCTTTTCAGTTATCTCTGTTGTACTACCAGTAATATCATACGTTTGCCTACGTCTATCATCAGACAACACGTTATAAGCTTCTTTAATAGCTTTAAATTCTTTTTCCTTACCAGGCACTAAGTCTGGATGAAAAAGTTTAACTAGCCGTTTATAGGCTAGCTTAATCTCTTCTTTAGTAGCTTTCTTATCTACTTCTAATAATTCGTATAAGTCTTTCATTAATTTAAATCCTTAATGTTACCAACTACAACTGCTCTTTCGTTTAATGGGAATATCATTCTCTCTCCATGTCCAGAAAACATTTTAAGTCTGTAAACTCCCATTATCTTATTAAAATATACTACCCACTTTGTAGCACTTTCGCCTTCATAGGTTATTTCAATAATATCGTTTTCAAAAATATCGTTCTTTTTAGAATCTTTTAATCCAGTAAACTGACAAACAGTTTCTTTTTCAATATTATAAGCGTTGCCTAAAGTGTTTTTAATTTCTTGTAATTCTAAACCTTCTTTACCTACCCAATTATATTGTGGAACACCAACTATCCATTCTTTAGGACTGTCTATATTTTTTGCTTTAACTAAAATATCTCTCATAATTAATTTAAAAAAAAGCGACAATAGCATTACACTATTATCGCTTATGGTTATTCAATATCTGCTACACTTGCTCTTACTCTAAACACATTAGAATTAAATTCTTTCATGTATTTACGACTATAATAAGGCTTGTAATCATTATTTACTTTGTATTCATCACCACGAGTTTCTACTGTGGTATACCATCTTATTTGATTAAAGATAGCTTCTGCTGAATATTTTTGATGTCCAGCATTAATTACTTGTTTAGTAAAATAGCAAAACAATCTAAAAATTTGAGGATTGTTTGCATGAAATTCTTCAAACTGTTTCCTAGTTTTTGCCATATTAATACAATGTTTGACTAATGAATTTTTTACTTACATCTAAATCAGGATTAGACAAATGATAAGTCAAGTCTTTTAATCCTTGCTCATACTTTGCTCTACCTCTTTCTAGAAAAGAACTATCTGCTTTAAATACACCTACATTGTAAGGATACATAGTTTCTACTACAATAAAGTAATAGTCTTTAATATCTACAATATCGCAATATAAAGCAGCAGCTTGATCGTAATCAAACATTCTGCAACTCTTTTCAAATTCCATTACATTAGAACTTGTGCTTTTTAAATCCATTACAAAGTTGTCAAACTTTATACCATCAACTTTACACTTTACTTTAGTACCGTTAAAATTATTAGTATAAATACTTTCAACTAAATCACAAGCTTTAATTAAACTTGTTGCTTCTTCTATCTTAGAGAATGATGCAAACATTTTATCTAAATTGTTCATCTCATCTTGAGATAGAATAGTTAACCCTTCTGCAGATGGAACAACTTCGTTTTGATACCACTCTTTATACTTCTTAGTCATTCTAGGTTTTTTACCACCTATTTCTTCACAAATCTCTTCGTCATCAATAACGTAGTATCTTGCTCCAAATTCTTCTGGCTCTAAAACCATGCAATGAAAAGCACTACCTATATTAAAAGCCTTTGATGACTTTTTAAGTTCTCCATTTAGATAACACATATAATTTCTTATACCACCTTTCTGAAATTGTTTTAACATTGAATTAGAGATATACTCTTTTTCGTCAAAATACCAATTGTCATCTTCGTCTATTCGACGTTTTTTGTTCGGGTCTGTGTTTTTTAAATGTTCTAAATAATCCCTTGCTTGGTCGCTACTTGTAATCATTTCCTTTTGCTTTTTCAATTAAACTTTTTACCTCTTCAATTAGTCTTTCGGTTTGTTCTTCTAATTTCAATGCTTCAAACCGTAATGCATTTTTACTCATGTTCTCTAAAAGAACTTTTTCTTTTGGATTTGCTCGAGCTTTTTTCTTTTTTGGAAATAAACTAATAACACTATTAATGTCTATTATTTCCCAATCAATTTGTTTTTTCTTTACAAATTCAATTAATAAATCAGCATCTAATAAAACATCTCGAATTTGAGTAAGACTTAAAGGTATAGTATCTACACTATCTTTTTCTCTGTAAAATTCTTCTATTTCATTAACATACTCTTTAGGAACTTCTTCTTTTTCTTTTAACTTTTCTATTAAATGATTTAAAGAATGTTTACTGTACTTAAATTTAGTTACTGCTGTATTAACGTATTCATTTGATTGATTATGTAATATAACATATCCTCTATCGAAGCTATCAATCATTATGTTTTTACTTTGATACCTCACTAACAAATTGTTCCAACTTTCTAACGTTAAAGTCAATTTTTCTAAGTTTTGCACTTTTATCAGTTATTAAATATCGACTAGGAACAAAATACTTTTTAAATATGCTTGGCACTTTAACAAGATTAACAAATATTTGTTCTCTTTGACAAAGCCAATTCATTTTTACTTTTGTATACCTAGTCATATTGTTTTGGTCAAAATCAGGCTTAACCTCAAACACAGATATTATATCAAAACCTCTTTCTGTTCCAATAAATTTAGTTTGAGATTGACCTTTCATCAGCTTATCTTCAGTATTTAATGTTTCTACAAAAACACCTAAAGCTTTTCTTGTAAAATGGACTACAAAATCAGGAGTATAAACCAATCCTTTTTGAATTGTTTCTTCCCCTTTAGTTATTTTTACTTTTGTCTTTAGTTGTTCTTTCACAACATAAGGCTTTGTAATAGGCTCTGACAAGTCATAAGTAAATGGCTCATACAAAACATTAGAAACATAACCTTCGTTGTATAAATCAACTAAAAACCAATAAAAATAACGTTCTTCTTTCGACTGAAAATTATCAGTATTTACTTTTGGAAATAAATCGTTCATAATAAAAATCAAAGAGCAAAGGGAAAAACCAATGCTCTTTTAAATATTAAGGGTTTGATATAACTTTTTTCATTACTTCTCTAAACCTTTCTTCATATTCTTCTGTTCCATGTATTTGATTTATATCGTCAAAAAGTTTTTTGAGGAAAAATAAATTATACATCATATCTTCTCCATGTATAGGTTCTACGTGAACAGATATTGAAGTAAAAGATTCATCATTATACACACAACTCCATGTTGATACAGTATAATTAATTGATTTAAAATAAGATATTAATTCATCTTTTAAAACAAACTCAAATTCTTCGTTAAGAATTTCGCCAGGAACTTTCCATTTAATTTGTTTACTTTCTAAACCAAAATTATTTGGTAGCTTAATTTCCTTAAATGCTTCTATTATCTTTTTGTGTTTTGTAACTGTTAACATTGTCTTCTATTCTATTAAACAATTCATTTATTTTTTCTTCAAAAGGATAAAACTTTTCTAAATCAAATTTTAATTCAACAGTATCAGCAATTTCTTCTATTTTTTCTTCAATGTTTAACATATCTGATTTATGAAATTATCTTGATTAGGGTCTGGTATTATAATGTCTTTTTCTGCAAAAGCTTTTTGTAATTTTTTATAAAACTCACTAAATTCTTCAACAGTCATATCAGAAGTTCTTTTTTGTTTAACTTCTATAACGTTATAACCAAATAGCATTTTAGATTCTAGCTTAATACCATCAGTTATATTCAACGCTAACGCATGAGCAGTACCTTTGTCTAATACTTCTCCGTTTTGTTGCTCTATTCCTCTTATAATGGTTGGAATAGCTACTCCCCAATACCATCTATTTTGTCTATCACTACGTTTTTTTACAAATTTTTGAAGCTTAACAATAATGTTTTTACCTTCTAGGCTTTGTATTTGTAATTCTAATATCTCTCTATTAGAGAATATTATTTGACCTTGTTCTACTTTTGCTATATACTCCATAAGAAAACAAAAGGAAGCCTTTACACTTCCTTTTTATTTTTACATTATTTTATCCCAAGGATCATCAGACTTTTGTTCTAAAACATCATCTTTAGGTTCTTGCTGACCATGCAATTTATCCCAATAAGACTTAGCCTTGTCGTATTTTAGTCTTTTTTTAGGATTTAAAGGAATGATTTTTTGAATATCATTCATACTTTTATTAATCGTATTGTTAGGATGTTCTACAATAGTAACCTTTGTAAAATTCTTCAACAAAGGCTCCGTAGTTACTTTATCAACTATAAACGCTTCTTCTAAAACTATAACAATCTTAACTTGTTTTCCAGTTAAATCAGAACAAAGTTTTTTTCTGTTTGTTTTATAACTAGCGTAATCTGTCGATTCAGAACTTTCGCACAATCTTTTAAATACTGAAGCCTTAACTTCATTTGTCCTTTCATTAAAAGTCGTGTGAGGTAATACTGCTTTATACCTAATTATATCACCAGCGTTATCGGCTGATTTAGCTTTGTTTTGACTTGCTGTAGTAATTAATCTAAAAACAAGGTCAAACATTTCTGCATCTGGCGTTTTACCAAATGGTCCTTGCTTATACTCGGCACTTTCAATTACTGCTAAAGCAATATCTGGGTGTTGAGCATAAGTAGGTGTTGACTTTAACTCTGATTTTTGTACAAAATCGAATGCATCCATTTTAATTAAATTTTAGGATTTATAAATAAATATCAATACTTTCTAACTTTTCATCTGTTTCAAAGTATTTTTCACAACGCTTTTGAAATAAATCTAAATCGTTAGGAATATACTCTGGTGCTAAATCTAAAGGAGTTTTAGCTGAAACGTTACTGTATTTAGAATTTTTGTTTGTTAAAAATACGTATTTAAAATCTCCATCTTTTTCTTCGACAGTAGAATACAATACGTTAACAAATTCTTTCTCAATAGACTTTTTCCATCTATTACCTTGAACTACTGCATATCTTTCTGCAATACCTTCAGAAGTTTCAATTACTTGGTCAATCGAAATCATAAAAACATACTTGTCTAAAGATGACTTTGACTTTTTAAAGACTTCTGCTAATGTAGTATTATAAAGAGCCCATTTGTCAAAACCACCTCCCGTAATACGTTCAGCATGTTCATCAATCATTTCTATCAAAGACGTTAAAGACTCAACAACAATGTGAGTTATCTTATCGCTTTTTAATGCCTTGTCAAAGGCTTTTTCAAACTGTGCGTAGTTGTGTATCGCAAAGTTCATTTTAAAATCTTTACCTTCTCTAAACGGCAACGTTTTTCTCTCTGTATTAAAGATAATCGTTGTGTCCTTTGGTAAATTTCTGATACTAGAAGATTTTCCTGTACCAGATGCTCCGAGAATAAGTGTATTCGGCTTCATATTAATTTAAAAATAAAAGTTGATATTCGTCGTTTTCTTCTGCAAATTCTAATTGTTCCTTTGTTTCTATCTTTTCTAAGAATCCTGTATCTCTGTGATACCACAAAGCAGTTTTCATCATGTTTTCCTTGTCGTTTAAAGTTTTTATTCCTAATTCTAAAAGCTGCCTACAAACTTTTTCAATGTCGTCGCACTCATCAACAACACTTCGTTTTAATATAAGTCTAAACATACTATTATCCATTACAAATGTAATTAAATTACAATTAATTTCATAACTTTTAGTTCTCTTTATTTTTCAAAAACATGAAGTATCCTTTTAAGTTTACCTCATGTTTTTGTTTTAATATTTTTCTAATCGAGTTCCAAAAAGCTTTAATTATTATTGTTACTATTACCGATTTTAGTCCAGTGGTTTTGGATACCGATTGTTGAATTTGCCAATATTTGGATTTTCGCATTTTCTTTAAAGTCGCTAATGAATTTTACATATTTACTTACGTAGTTTGCATAAACAGTTCCTACTCCCGTACTACGACCTTTTGCAATAATAATTTCAACATCAGTTTCTAATTCTGGTATTCCTTTATCTTGCATTTCGTAATAAGCAGGTCTATATGGAAATATAACCATGTCTGCATCTTGTTCTATCGCACCAGATTCTCTCAAATCAGATAACATAGGTCTTTTATTAGTCCTAGCGTTAACTTGTCTATTAAGTTGGCTTAAAGCTATTATAACGATTTTTAATTCTGCTGCTACTTCTTTAAGTGATCTCGATATAGTAGCAATTTCTTGCTCTCTATTTCCAGATTTAGATTTAAAGCCGATTAACTGAAGATAATCGATTATTACTAGCTTACTACCATGTCTTATTACTTGTTTTCTAATTTGATTAACTATTTTACCTAGCTTTCTTGATTTGTCATCAATAAAATAACTTTTAGATTTAAAAGTATTAACAGTTTCTTTTATTTGACTTTTATCAATACTGTCTAAAGACTTATCTCTAAACTTGTGCATTTCTATGCAAGTAAAAGAACTGATTAATCTTTTTGTTAATTCTAAATCAGTCATTTCTAATGAAAAGAAAATAGGAAAATTATCTCCGTTCATTATATTGTTTTTAAATATTTCTAATGCAAATGCTGTTTTACCCATAGATGGTGCGCCAGCAATAATTATTAGATTATTTAAATCAAACTGATAAATAAAATTATCTAAGCATGGTATTCCACTTTTAACTCCTAAAAACGTTTCGCTTTCTAAATCATCCATGAAACTAATCATAGATTTCTCAACATTAAAATCCTCAACTTCTGCTAATTCTTGAATATCTAACAAGCTTTTATGAATAGATTGAATAATTTCTAATCCATCTTGGCTATCATTACACATTTCGCTAATATTTCTGGACAAAGAAAATAACTCTCTTCTTTGTGTGTATCCATTTAATATTTTAACGTGGTCTTTAATGTTTTTATCACTGTCTGCTTTATCGCATATTATCTCTAAATAAGAAATAAGATTGATTTCGCTTTTGACGTTTGATAAAAGAACATACTTTTTTTTAATTAGCATATCAGTTACAGTTGTAATATCAATTTTTGATATTTTACTTAATTCTGATATAGCTGCATAAATAAGTCTTGTTTCAGTATTTGAAAAGTCTTTTACAGATACGCTATCTGACAACAAATAATATGTGTCTGCATAATTTATAAAAGTTCCTAAAACAATTTCTTCTATCTCTACATTGGTTTGTCCAATGAAATTTGGTAAGTTATCGAAACTTAACTGTTCTCCCATAATAAATAATATATTAAATAACCAAGGCACAAAGGGAAAGCCAAACTAATGTTTGACTTCCTTTATGTCTTTAATACAGTTTTTTTATCACAACTATAATGTTGTATTATTCATGCCAATGAATACTTTTAGACGCTAACGTTTCTAAAGAAACATATATTCCTTTATGAATCATTTGGTCTTTTGTTAGAAGCTCGTCTAACAAGTTAAGTCCATGATTAGCTAAGATTGGGTTCATAAATAATTTTTGTTTTGATATAGCTTCTGCAACAGAGCAACTAGGCTCTTCTAAATCTTCTTTGGTTTCTAAATAACCTTTAGGAAAACCATATTGAGCTACATCTTTTTTAACGTTTTTGCCTGGAACGTAACTTACGTATACTTGTCCATAGTCGTAACTGTTACCAAAATCAATAATATAAACACCTTCTCCATAATTTATTGCTTGTCCTTTTGTTTTATGAGCAACGTAATCATAGACTTTTTTTCTTGACTTCATGTTATCAGGACACAATATAATAATTTGTGTTTCTTTTGCATTTTTTACATCATACTTTTCTTCAAAAGCATTCCAATCAAAGCCATAATTTCTATTGATATTGCTAACAATAGTCATAGCTTTATTTTCTCCAATTTCATATTCGTTGTATAACTGCCTAACAGTATTAGATTCACTAATAATATCAGGATCATAAACGTTTACTTTAAAGCCTTGACTGTTAATCACAACTTCTTGATGAACTAAATTTAATTTAGCTAAACCTTGAAGAACATAAGAACCAGTACCACCTACGCCTATTAAATCTATATTAATAGGCGATAATGGATTAGATAGAAAACTTTTTATTAAGTGCATTTAAAACGTCTTTAATATTGCTTTTTATCTCTATGTGTTTTTTATATTGGTCTTTTTCTCCCATGTTGTAAAACACTTCTTCATCTATTGGTAAACCACTTTGCAAGTGATTGTTAAAATCAGATTCCCAAAAAAGACTTTGAACGTTATGCTTTATCATTTTTAAACTTTTAAAAACATAATTTCTTTTATTAAGAGCATTTCCCCAACATATTTTACCGTTATCGTAAACATTTGGAGTAGCTAACCTATACAATCTTGTTTGAAAATGTCTAAACTTCTTATATGCAAAAACATAAACATCTTCTCCATCATATACCCAAAAAGTATTAGGGCAATAATAAGTTCTATTTTTAGCACCAATTGAAATAATTTTCTTTTCTGGTTTACAAGTCCACGCAATTAACGTATTATCAAAACTATTATCTAACCAAAAAAAGTTGTTAGGTTTACAATCTATTTTAGTTATGTTTTTTTCATCATCATTATCAACAACTAAATCTTTAAGAAAATTTATTGTTTTTAAACTAGCAGGCTTACCTACTAACATTTTACCGTTTTCATTTACTTCTCTAACTTCTACATAATTTTTATCCTCTTCATTACTATAAAAAATCATAGTTTTTTTAGGATTTAAATTTTGTATCGGCTTAAACACAGCTTTTTCTAAATCTTCCATAAAATGGATATTATTTTTTTAATGTAATTATATGTATCATTATATTTTATCGTGCTTTTGATTCCATCTAAAGAATATTCTTTCTTATAAACAAGAGATTGAAATTTATAATTATTCCAATAATCGTTTAAATGAACTTCATATTCGTTAAAAACAGAATCGTTTTTTGGTAAAATACAATTGTAGTTTTCGTAAGAAATGCTTTCTTCATTATCATTTGTTAATTCATCATAAAGTAACAAATCAAAAGAAAAATCATTACAACTATAAGTTTTATAATGATTAATCAATTCTAAAATAATTTTTACTTGAGCAGTATGATTTGGCATTTCCATTATGTATTCATGATGCCAATCGTTGTTTCCATTAATAAATTCATTTATACATAAATTTATTTCTTTGTTAAACGATAACCTATATTCATCTTCAGTACCATCTACTTCTAAATTTTCATTATCGGCACTAAAATAATACTCTACTGTGCTATCAAAAAAACTACTCATTGTAGGAAACTTATATTTTATAATTAAAGCTCCTACAACATACCTTACAATTTTTTTAAGGTTTTCGTCATCAACATTATGAATACAATCTAATGTAAAGCAATTACCCATTTCTGATTCTTCAGAATAAAGTATAATTGACTTTCCATTAAAAGTTATGTTATCAAAATTATAAAATTCCCTTTCATCTTTAAGAAGATTGTTCATTTTTAAATTCAGAAAACTTATCAACTGATCTTGATTAAAACTATTTATTTCTTTTAAATCAATTTCTGTATGTTTGTTTAATATGCTTAATAAAGAAAGAAAAACATTGTCTATCTTAAATATGCGATATTTATCAATTACAGATATTACAGGGTAAAACGTGAGGTTCCTTTCGGAACCTTTATACGTTTTTCTCTTTCTGATTCGTTGAGCACTCTTCGGCATATTGTCGTATGTAACGCATTGTCCAATATAACGTGGTTTTTCTTTTCCCTTCTGCATATTCTTCTTACAGTTTTTATTACTTCATCTGGAAGTGACCTATAAACTTTTTCCATTAAATAACTCATCCCTTAGTTCCTATTTTAGTTTCAAATGTGTATTCAATTTTATTGTTTACAACATTAGGTTCTGATAAATGAGAATTTACTAATTCAGGATAAGAGTTAGCGTAAAAATCTAACACTTGCTTTAATGTAAAGTTCTGATTTGGGTCTGCAAGAGTAAGTTCCTTGAACTTAAATACTCTTTCTAATCTTTCAGTTTTAGCCATTGAAATTTAATTTTCGATATCTATCTTCCATCATAGCCTCTATTTGGTCAGGACTTAATGGTTTTGGTTCATTAACTTTTGGTTGCGCTGGTGCTGTATAAGCTTGTTCTTGGAACAATCCAATACTTTTGTTGTTGTCATCAAGTTTCTGTTTACACGACTTGGCTAACGAGCTTTCTGCGTCTATTTTAAACGCACTATCGATTAGCTTTTGTGCTTCCTTAAAAGATTTCTCGTCGATTAATTTGTCGAAATTTTCTAATTTCTTTTTTACTTTTTCGTCAAGAGATTTTTGTTTCTTTTTCTTCTCTTCCTCCATTTTTGATTCTGCTTTCATTTTTTCTGCTGAATCGATAAAAGCATTCATGTTGGTAGTTACTTCCGAAATTTGAGTTAATTGACTTTCTAAGGCTTTACTGATTTCATCTATTATGCTAGGTATATTAGTACCAGTTACAATAAATGGAACAATTAGCTTTGAGCTTTCATCAGAAGTTCTTGGTTTTGGCAATACTGAAACAGTAAATTCATCTCCAAGCTTCTTAAATGTTACGACAACATCTAAGTTGTCTAACTTCTCTAAAATTTGTGTAAAAATCATAGTTTAAATTTTTAATTATCAAGCCACAACGGGATATACCCATCGTGGCTTTTGATAATTAAGAATAAACTAATTTAGAGATTTCGCTAAATGCTTTATTGTCTAGTTTTTGACCAGAACCTATCATTTTGCTTTCCATTAAATCTTTATTTCCTGGTAAATCTCTATTGGTGTAAGAAGTTACACCTGAAAATAATCCCCATAAAGTTTGACCTTTTTGAGCAGTTTCTTCAGCAATACGAATAGTTAAATTCTTTGCTTTATTAAGAGCGTTTTTAGAAAAAGTTTCTTGAGCCTCTTGTGCTTTCATATCTAAATCAACACCTAGTAGACTTTTAACTAAATTCTTAATATGATTAGGTTCAACTTTTACATCACTCATTCTTCTAAATGTATCATAAAGGTTTAATTCAGAATTTTTAAAATCATCCATACCAAACATAATAGCGTCAATTTTTTCACGCATAGTTTTAGTATGTCTTACTTTATGATTTAAATCTCTATAAGCCTTATGAAAGACATTAGAACAACTAATAGTTTTGTTAGTCATTCCAAGACCTACTCCCGAACTACCATCATGACTATTAGTTATAGTTATGTATTTATCAATCTGATCGTTATTCTGACCAATATTTTTAATTGTACCACTATCAATCTGCATAAAGACTTTACGTCCTTTTTGCAACAAACCTCCTTTTACTATATCACCTCCTAATTTTGTGGAGATTTCATGAGTTAATTCTGCTAAATCCCAGTTTTGAAATATTTCATAACTGTCTTTACAAGCCATAAACTCTGTGTCTACATCAGTCCTGCGAACAGAAACATGCTTAGACTCAATTCCTTCTCTTGTGTAAAGCTTTTCTTTCCTTACCTCCCAGAATAAATCATGTTGCTCTAACAAATCCATTACCATTTGTCCTTTGCTTTGAGCTTCGTTAATTTGATTTTCCATAATTAAATAAATTTAAAATAACCAAAACACAAGGGGAAAGAAAGTGTTTTGGTAAAAAAATAAATTTAATTAAAAGAGTAAATTGCGGCTAGAATAACGCTAGATAGGTTATCTTTTTGCTCAAATACTACATCACTAGATTTATCAAATCTATATTCTAGTTTTAGATTTAAATTCTCAATTGTATAATCTAAAGTGCTTGTTAAGTTTATAACATCAGAAACTTTATCAGAAAAATATTCTGTTCTAATTCCAGCTTTTAGTTTACCAAATGAATATTGAGGATATAAAGCAACGCCATAAAATCCATCTCCTTCAGTATCGTTATAGGTACTATTAATTCCTAAATAAAACTTTTTAGATAAATCATAACAACCAGTTAAATCTACTTGAAAAGTAGCTTCAGAAGTTGGGCTTTGTTTACCATAAATAGCGTTTAAATAAGTGTTCTTATAAGCTAATTGCGTTCCAAGTGTACTGAAGTTTGAAGAATTAAATTCCGTTTCATCAGTAGCATTTAAAACAGCTAACATAAAAGTGAAATCACTTGCTAGTTTGATGTCTGCCTTTAATCCACTATGAGAAAATGGTCCATATGAAAACATATAACTAGTAGAATAGTTAAAGTTTCCAGTAGGAGATATTACTTCGTAACCTAGAAAGGTATTGAAGTTACCCATCGTCAAGGTAACATTGTCGCTAACATCCCAATAAGCATATAGCTGATTGATAATGCTTGAGTTTCCACTTGATAAAAATACTGCATCTTCACCTCTTGGTCCAAATACTAAGTCTGCTACAAACCCAGTATTTTTTGTATCGTAACTACTTATTAAATTAAACATTCCAAGAGAGAATCCATTTAGGTTAGCAAAAGAAGTAGCTGGTGCTACTTCTGTATTTGCTGTGCTTAAATTCCTTCTGTAATAAACATCTAAACTACCTTCAAAAGAAACTGATTTAGTGTTGTCTTGTCCGTAAGACACTGTAGTAATAAGTGCCAATAATAAAAATATATATTTCATTTTTTTAAAATTAAGATTTAAGTCTAAAGTCAGGATAAGCTGACATTTTATGTTCTGCTGTGTCTAGTCCTTCAAGTTCTTCTTCTCTAGAAACTCTAAGCCCCATAGTCTTCTTAATGATAAAAAGAATTATGAATGAAGAGATTAAGCAGAAAGCTCCAATTATGCAAACTCCTGAAAGCTGTGTTAGGAACTGATTGAATCCTGCCATGTTACCAAAGATACCTACAGCTAAAGTTCCCCAAATTCCACAACCTAAGTGAACTGCAATAGCTCCTACCGGATCATCTAATTTAAGTTTGTCTAACAGATTTACAACAAGAACTACAAGTATACCTCCAATTAATCCTATTACTACAGATTCATTAGGACTCATTTGGTCTGCTCCTGCTGTAATAGCTACAAGACCTCCTAAGATTCCATTTAAGAACATGGATAAGTCAAAACTACTATCTTTAATATAAGATGTAATAGCAGCCCCTATTCCTCCTGCGGCAGCGGCTAAGCAAGTTGTTACTAAAGTTAAACTAGTTAATGTAGGGTCTGCACTAAGTACACTCCCTCCATTAAAACCAAACCAACCTAGCCACAATATTAATACTCCTGCCGTAGCAAAAGGAATGTTATGACCAAATATTGGAATAGCTTTGCCTTTATTAAACTTACCTAATCTAGCTCCAAGTAACCATACAGCTACTAAAGCAGCCCATCCACCGACTGAATGTACTAATGTAGAACCTGCGAAGTCGTAGAATCCTAGACTATCTAAGAATCCTCCTCCCCATTTCCAGCTACCTACTATAGGGTATACAAATCCTACATAGATAAAACTAAATAGCATGAAGCTCGTTAGCTTGATACGTTCTGCTACAGCTCCACTTACAATAGTTGCAGCAGTAGCTGCAAACATACCTTGAAACAAGAAATCTGTCCACCAAGTATATCCTCCACTAGCGTATTCAGCAGTCATACCATTTACAGGAGCATCAATTCCAAATCCTGCAAACTTTAAGATACCTAAATCCCCTTCAGAAAATCCAGGATACATTAGGTTAAAACCACCAATGTAATAAACAAGAAGCCCCATACAAATTATGAAGATGTTCTTGAATAAAATATTGATAGTATTCTTTTGTCTAGTTAATCCAATCTCTAAGAATGAAAAACCAAGGTGCATGAAAAACACTAATCCAGTGCATATCATCATCCATACGTTGTTTACCGTTAACATTTCCATATTAATTAAGCGTTTGGTTTCCTCTTTCACGAGTTCTGATGCGATATGCTTCTTGGATATCACTTACAAATATTTTACCATCTCCAACTTTGCCAGTATAAGCAGAATCAAGAATAGCTTTTACAGTTCTATCTAAAAATTCATCAGATACAACTATTGATAGGTATCGTCTTTGAATATCAGATGTATTGTACTCAACACCTCTGTAGACGTTACCAATTTTCTCATTACCGACACCAGTCACGTCCCAATAACTAAAGAAAGTTACCTTAACGTTCATGAGAGCCGATTTCACATCATCGAATTGAGATTTTCTGATGATGGTTTCAACTTTTTTCATAAAATAATTGATTTAATTAAATAATACTGCAAATATAGGATTATAAATAATCAAGACACATAGGGTATGTGTCTTAAAAATATAACAGTATTGTAAACGCAATCTCGTACCTCGACTGTCGCTCAAGCTCGTTTACAAGGATGTTATGTACAATTATAGTTATCATAACCATCAAAACATATAGTAAATTGGTTACTACTATTTTCATTTATAACTTCTATTATTTGCTCACCAAATGCTCGTCTATCATTTTCATCCTCATTTGTTGAAATATCAACGCTTACCGTAACTTCCCAATCTGGGTGTTTTTCCAATTCTTTTATTAAATCTCTTGCTTTCATATATTCCTTATATTAAAAGTACATAACACTAAGTATAGAGCATTAAAACGCTCCATACTCAAACCGTTGTGTGTAATGCTATTTCATGTAAATAGTTATAACAGTATAAATACCGCTTGATTGTTTTTCCATCTCTCGTTCAGCATCTTCAACGCTATCAAAAAATAAAGCTAAATTTATATCTTCACCCCATCCCATTTTTAAATCAAGAAAATAAGAACCGTATTTTAATTCTTTTAGAATGTACTTTTTCATTTCAATTAGTTTTTATCTGTTAATAATCCACACTACACACAACAATTTGTATAGTGCATATTTCATTGCATTCCATACGCCACCATACAAGGGGCGTTACCCAACATTTAAGTCAGGCAACTTTGCTCCTATGTGAAATTTAGGACTTATTTGTTTACCTCTTTGCTCTAACCAACTATAAGAGTCAAGTCCTATTTGTTGCCTTATTATTCTAATTCCTCTCCACCTTATTTTTCCCTTCGTTATTTCACCTTTTATTGGAGGTTCTGCCATAGTTCGTAAAGCAGTTGTAAATAGTTCCTCTTCTTGTTTTTGCACCTCAGAAATAAAACGTTGGGTAACATTGGCTATATTTAATGCCATTTCATCCATACCCTCAATTTTTGGTGCTTCTATTCTTTTTAGTTCGTATTCCATAATTTATTTATTTTAAATGGCACTAATCATAGCCTTACCATTATTAACCATTAATTGATTTTAAGTATTTATCAATTGTTTCAATAGCTGAATCCTCATGTGTTATCCATCCTATTTCAGAATAGAAATGCCTATAAAAACCAATTAACAGTTCACGGTGTTTAATAACATCATCTAAAACACCATTATTTTTAAGTTTCTTTTCTAAGTAATCAATATACTTATCCTGCATTTTAGAGTAATTAGCAACTGGAACATCTGTCATTCCTTGCCTTCTACATTCTTTATCTGTTTGTTTTGGTCTTTTCATCTTAATAAATCTTTAAAAATAACTGTGTTTAGTTGTAGCGTTATAAACAATAAAATTATTCTTGCTTTGCGTGACCTTGAACATCATCAATAAATTCATCTATGGCTTCTTTCATTATGCCATATTTATCATTATCGTGCCAATAGGTTTCTAACATACTCCTTAACTCTCCTTTGGCTCTTTCCCAAGCCATATATCTCATTGTTCTTAACATTCTTTTTTCCTCTGGTTCCATAATTTTACTTTTTATAACATTAATTAAATTCCATTTAAACGGTATTTGCTTATACCATTAGGCACAATTAAACTTTTTCACCTGTCTGCTTATTTACCAAAACACAAAGTTTCTCTAAATCTTCAGAGGGGTTTTCAAATGCTAATTGTAGGTTTTTTAAAATAGCAATTACATCTTCTTGTGTTTTTACTTTAGTCCAATCAATAACATAATGGTTTACAAAATACATATCTAATAAGTTTAAAAGATGCCTAACAATGTATATAAATAATGGCTCGGCATCGTTAGTGCCATCATCTATCTTTGCGTTTAGTCGCCACTATTTATATACTCATCCGTTATATGCAACTATCTTTAACTGCATCAAGAATAATCCAATCGTGAACACCCTCTTTTTTAAATTCTTCCAATTCTCTTTCAGAATCTAAGTAGAAGAAAATGTCGTCATCGTCTTCTTCTATGTCCCCAATTTTTAGAATCATATCATCTTGTATGTTTCCGTTATCTAACCATTTTATCGAAGCTATAAATCTCATTTTAATCTGTTTTAATCTGTTAATAAAAAGCATATAACACTAGCTATATGCTATACTCGTTCCTCGTTCAGCACATAGCCAAACCGTTATGCACCATTAAACATACCCATACATTCCTCTACTATGTAGTTTGGTATAGTGTAAGGTGTGTAATCTTTTCTTATTCTACCATCAGAATAAACATAACCTTGCAATCCGTAATTATTATCAGTTCTGATTACAGCTATACATTTGTTGTCAGTGTTTTTTACAAATTCTAATTTATATAGTTCTCTTTTTTTCATTTTAATTAGTTTTAAATTAAAGGTGCATAACACCATATAAAATTCATTTCGTTCCTCAACGCATTTTATACAATACGTTAGCTGCAATTTAAAAATTTAATCATAGCTTCTTTTGTCGCTCTATTTCCGTTCTCATAACCAATTTCTCTAATTTTGTTCATCAAAACCCAAACAAACATTGCTCTTTGATTGTCTTGTAGGTCTTTTACACCATCAAGTAATTTGTGGTAGTATTCAGCAAAGTCTGCACCTCGCTCGCTCATTTCTTCTAAGTCTTTTAAATAATTGTCCATAATAATATTTTGTTTTTTAAATTTTTAAACAGTTCACTTCGTCAGCTAACAAGGTATAAACCCAACCCTATCGGGTATGTGCTTATACTAATCGTTGTAAAAAAAAAGGTGAGGAAATAATTTTGCGAATGTGTCTTTCCTCACCGTATCAAAGAACGATCTTTAAATCATCTTTTTAGTTTCTTTATCAAATCGAATTGTTTTTACTATTTCTCCATCAAGGCTAAATTTAAAAACAATTTCATCACCATGTTCTCTCCTTGTTGTGCATATTTCAGCAATTTTGTGAGAGTTTTTTGGTCCTGTACCTACAAATATTTCTTGGCTACTTGTTTCTTTTGCTCCAAATGACTTGTCGCTTTTGTAGATACACGCTTCTACTTTTGTCCAAATTGGATATACTTTACTTGCCATATTTAAATATTAAAGGTTTTAAACATTATTTCGTTCCATCCATCACTAACAGTACCTTCATATTCTTCATCTATTATAAGCTCAAGTATTTCAGATAATGCGTATTTGAATTCTGGCTCTTCGCCATTTGAACTATTCCAAAAAATTAAATAGCTTTCACTACCTTCAATTTTGTATACAGAAGTATTTTCAAAATCATTCTCTATTGAATGAGAATATTCATTTCTAGCTATTGTTTTAATCAATTCTTTATCCATAACTTATAATTCTTTATATTCAGTTACAGGTTTAAGAACTTTATATCCTTTTGATTTAAGATAATCGATACATTTTTCAAGATGACTTTTATCTTTATTTTTAGTATAAGTTCTTTTTTCTACATGAACAGCATTTTGTTTTAAAAATTCAGAACAAACTGCGTCTTGTACTTGTCTAGTAGTAATTCCAAATTCTCTTGCTTTTTTACAAAATTCAGTGCTACTAAATTTATTAGGCATTTCATCTAATGCTTTAAATAGTCCTTCCATTATATTGATTTTTTAGATAAAACATATTCATTATAACCTACTTGAAAACCTATTTTATCATATTTTCTAATAGCTGTTCCATATTGATTAAGGTATTTATAATAAAACCTTGGAACACCACCAATTATCCATTCCTCACTATCTTGTGATGGAGAAATAGAATTTAAATATTCTTCGTACTGTTTTTTTGTTGGCTTTTTCATATTCCTGTTGCATTTAAATGTTTTTTGTAATCTCTGTGTTCTTTTTCTTCGATTAACGTATTAATTGCATCACGACAAATATGATAGCCTTTCTTTTCAAAATAACGAACATAATCAAGTAGTCTTTCTTGTAAAATATCTATTGCTTGTTCATAACGCTTTTGAGAGCGTCTTTTACAAGGCAATAAGGTTGCTCCAAAGCCACTAAAAGCTGTAAAGCTTTCCCCTTTACCATCAGCCCATCTTTCAACTGGTACTCCCGTAACTCGATAGCCAGTTTCTCTAGTTTCGCTAGTAGCCCAATTCCAAGATTCGCTAGGTTTCAAGTAACTAATACTAAATTTGATTTTTACAGACGGTTTGTCTGTATCAATGTAAATTTTGTAATTTTCCATATTACGATTTTTTAAAGTTAAACATCAAAGCACAACGGGTAATCCCATTGTGCCTTAATTGAACTTTAAAAAATCACTATGTCTGAATAGTAATTGTAAGAGAAGCAGGATTCGAACCTGCAGTGTAGAGATTAGGAGCATTACTTTTTTGTGTCCTTGATTAAGATTGAGATTCTTTAGTCAAAGTCTTCCTAAAAGCCACCGAATTGTAAGGTATTACAGTTCTCACACTGTTTTTACTTACTTTAAGTACTTACGTCTGTCTTTATTTCTTTATTCTACCCCCTACCCATGTAGGGCACGTATACCAATTCCGCCATTCTCTCATGTTAGTGGCAAATTTTAAAGTGCGGTTTATATGCAAATCCAAATCCTTGTTCATAATCCTCAGCCAATGTTTTTAGCTTAAAGTCATTTCTATTACTTGTGTACTTGCACCAAGCATTCATTCCTTTTTTAAATGTAGTAGACATTGGTTTTGTAATTTCAACCAAAAACCAGCCACTAACATTATGTAAAGAATCATTATTCACTTCGTTCATATCGCTTTTTACATTTAACATTATTTAAAAACTCTCCAAGTCCCCAAGTGGAATAAACTTATAATGCTTCGTCCACGGTGCAATAAATTACAAAGTATCCACATTTGTTATCTAACTTCATAAAGCCTTTTCAGGCAAGCTAACACTCTTGGAAGTGTTGTGATTATCTTCACATATATCATCTTATAATCACTGCTTATCCATTAGCTTGGAGAGTTTATTTAATCTTTTAAAATTTTAAATTCTGTAGATACATGATCTGAAGAATCTAAAATAATATCTTCATTATGATATCTTTGGCTTAATATAACATTAGCTTCATCCATGTCATCAGCCTCTACTTCAATTGTCTTAGACAATGTTTCAATCACTTCTATATTAAATTTAGCCATGATTGTTAATTTATACAAATTTCATCAGCTTCATCTAAATCATAAGATGTACTTCTTGAATGACCAATTTTAGTTATCATAGTTGGACTACTAAAAGTATAGTGCCAATTATTTCCTTCAGGGTCACTAGCATAAACTACTGGTAGTTCTTTAGCTTTTGGATTAGCTTTTAAGAAATCATTTAAACCTTCTACATATTCTTCTAAACTCATAATAAATAGTTTTATAATTCAAAACACAAAGGGAAAGTACAGTCTTTAGCAAGGCAAGTATTAAAAAAATAGGGCAACAAGTATTTCTACTTATCACCCTAAGACTACTTACTATGGTTAACTTTTCTACTTATATCTTTTTAAATAGTATTGGTAAGCATCTTTTCCGTAGATGTAATACCAATACTGATACTGTGAATGTCTTTTGAATTGACTTTCTTTCAACTTTCCAGATAAATATTTGTAATCTCTTAAACAGCTTATTGACGTAATAAAACAAAGTATTGAAAAAATTAAGAACGTAAAGCTTAAAAATACATTGTCATTAAACTTTGCTACATAGCAAGTTATTGATAATGTTATAAATAAACACGTTGATAATATCATACTAACTAACGAACTTTTCTTTTTCATACTCTATTTATTGAAGGTATATAAATATCCATGTCAAACGCCTGTTTTCCAAATTTACTGCAAGTACACATTAACTTATCGTGTTTGATAAATATTTTGTGTTTCAAAGGTGTTCCTGTTTTTGTATCAATCATATAAAAACCCGTTACCTTTCCTTTGTCATTAAAAATTAATGACAACTTGTGCTTGTGGTACTCTGTGAGTAGCCTTTTAAACAATACACCTGCTCTTTTTCTATCAAAAGGTACGTTAATACCCTTTAGTTCTTTAAAATCTTTAAATTTTTCCATAGTAAATTTAACTTAAATTTTAAATAATTAATTAACCAAAATTTAGTAACAATCATTTAGCCTCGTTGTACTTTTCTTGTACAATTCGGATAAATTCTTTCATTTCATCAGTATCCTCAATGTTTTCAGCGTGTTTGAAAATAAAATTCAACAAATCTTTTCTAAAATTGTGTAGACTGACTTGTTCAATATAATATTTTTTTAAAAACTCTGAATTGATAATACTTTCAGCCCTAAGATTATTAATCTCCGAGTTGACTTCTTCATTCTGGGAATCCAACCTTGTAAGAAGGTCTTTAAGTTGAAAATAGTGCTTTATAAATAACTCCATAGTAAATAGTTAAACAATCAAAGCACAAAGGGCAAAAACCCTTCGTACTTCGATTTCACTTATGAAAAATACAACAAACTAAATATTATAAGAGTTCATTTTCTTAGCGTAGTTGATTAGCAAATTTATAGCTTCTAGCTGAAATTCCCTAGTACAATCACGTACATCATATTCTAAATGAATATGTTCTTCAATAATAGTGTTAACAACATCATGTAAACCTCTCTCTAAGCCTTTTTCGGATAGTATAATTTGCTTATCTTCTTGATTAGCATGTCCTAGTACCCTTGGATTAGAAAAGTTCCCTACAACTACGTCAAAATTGTTTGGTAACTTACATTCAGCTAAAAAGTTTTCTGCTTCATGTATAGTATTCATCTGAAGTTGAGTAGGTTTTTCTACAATTCTGTACTGAACGCCACTTGCTTTGTCAAATCTAAGGTCTTTCAACTCTTCTTTAGTTTCTAGTTTAGAATTAACATAAGAATAAAGACTTTCAGGAACAAATGTATATCCATTAACCTCATTACTATTAAGCAAAGATATTAAGCCAGAAGGTTGCACGTTTATCTCATTACAAACTTCAATAAACTCTTTAGAAGGGCTTATACCGTAAGGTGGTTCAAAAGAATACTCTAGCTGTGCTAAGAAATTTGTAAGGATATTCTTAATAATTCCTTTATTATCACACGTTAGTATAATCTTCCAGACTTCTCTGTTTACTTCCCAACTATACACAACTACTCTTGATTCATTTATCTTAACGTTAGGTATATCATAGTTATAAACAGAGGTTTCATGTGTTTCATAACACTTAATTCCTTTTCTGTAAATAACTGTCTTACCACAGTTTTCTAGAATCTTACCATGCTCATTTTCATAAAGAACTTGACTATCATCTGAAAAATATAAATGAAAATCTTTAGTTACCATGTCAGTAAGCTCGTCTGTTAGATTAATGTAAATGTGAGTTTTACCTTTAACGCCTTTGATTTTGGTAGTACAGTTTAGTTCTGCATCACCAGCGTCTAAAGCGTTTGAATAAAACTCTCTTACAGCTTGCCATAACTTCCATTCTTTACCCATCTTGGTAGTTATAGAAGTAGGCTCGTTGTTTACATGAATAACATTAAAGCTTTGATCTCCGAAAGTTTCTTCTTTAGTTGAGATTTTAATCTCCTTCTCTCCCGAAAATATTCTAACTTGATAGTTGTTCCTCAACAAATATGCTAAAGCATACTTATTACCTGTTCCGAATTGACCAATAGTTTCGTTACCAGTCTTCGTAGATGCTCCTACAAGAGTGAAAGCCTTGTAGTTAATCTCATTGTCATTAGAAATTCTTAAATACATAATTAATAAATTTAAAGTTCAAAACACAAAGGGAAAGAAAAAAACTATGTTTTGAAAAAACTTGAAAAATGCAACCTTTAGCAAGGAAGGTGATAAGGCTTGTGTTTAGTAATACTGATAAAAAAAGTATATAATTAAATTCAAAGCACAAAGGGTGATAGCCTTTGTGCTTTTAGTTTTATTAAGGATAATAGTGGTAAAAACTAGAATCATCAGTAAATTCATCGTTTATTTTATCTTCCATGAATTTACTTTCTATGTTACCTAATTTTGGTGTAGGCAACTTAAACAATCTATTTTCTTTTTCAAGTTTTACGATTTTTTTACATAATCCCTTGATTAATACTTGTAGTTGTTCATTTGAATAATCGTTAAGATTAACCTCTCGGTTTCCACTCATTATTTTCATAACATATAATTTAAAGTTCAAGACACAACGGGTGTTGTGCCTTGATTACTTTATTATTCAATTTCACTTATGATTGCTGAATAACCTTCTCTTGACCTCTTATCTAATACCATTGGTATTTCTGGGTGTTCTACACCTTTTGAAGATATAAAGGTAACAAAGTCATTAATTACAGACTGCATAGCTTTACGCTTATCCATAGTCCATACTAGCTTTCTTGTTATTTTATTACCATAGTTATCTTTTTCATCTCTGTCAAAGATTAAACCTTTTTGGTCAACATAGTCATCTGCTACCATATAGGTAGAATAAGCTATGTCAAATAACTGACTTAGTTTTTCGTCATAATAACCACCAACTTCTTTTAAGATGTTGATTAATCTTTTACAACTACCAAACGATTGAGAAGGAGTTTGCCTTCCTCCTACGAATGCTCCTAAGTCATCAGGAAGCCTTACATAAGTGTTACTGTCAAATACTTCAAACAATATTTGAAATCTACCATTAATGTCGGCAATTCCACTATAAACTGCGTTTACAGAAGAACCGTCATCTGATGGTACAAACCAATCAACTATATCTCTAGGAGATACTGTGCTTTCTGTTATTAATTCGCTATGTTTTTGAAGCATAGCGTCAATAGCAGATACTGTTTGAGTTTCTACTGCTTTTTCTTCTGTTTGTACAGTAGTTTCAGCATTAGCAACTTCATTTGTTTTTACGCTGTTGTTTTCAGCGTTTGCATCAGCAACTCCTTGAGCTACTTGTGCATTTTCAGTAATATTTGTCATATCAAAGCACAATGGGTGAAATGTGCTTTGAAAGAAAAACGAATTATCCCAATAACAAAGGGAAAGAACGAGGCTTTAGCCGAGCAAAGATACGTACATACTAAATGCTAATAATATTGCACTTAATATGATTACTAATGCAAATCTGTAAATGTTATACATGATATTAAGTTTATAAAGTTCAAGATACATTGGGTATCTTGATACTTTTAGTTAGAAAGTTAAAATTAAGAGAATACAGCTTCTATTTCATCACGTGTAAGCGGTCTAAAAAATTCTTTTACGTTCCAATCTGTCTTTCCCAGTTTAAAATCTGATTGATAATCATAATAAGCAAGCGACAATACTGCATGATACATTTCTTTATCTTTGCAATTTTCGTATATTTCTTTGCTAAATTTTTCGTTAAATTCTTTAACATTCATCATAATTATATATTTAAAGTTCAAAGCACAAAGGGTTAACTTTGTGCTTTGATTACATTAACCATGAAGATTTTTCATGTATTTGCAATTAGGACTATGCTCTGTTACTGCATATCCTGTTTCGCATTTACACGTTTCTTGAGGTCGATAGTTTTTCCAATCTATTGAATGGAATAATTCAATTCTTTTGCTATCCCAATCTAATGCTAAGAATTTATTTGATAAATCTTCATCTATTCTAAGCAGATGATGGCTCGCACCGTTATCATAATAAGAATAAAATCTTTTAGCATTGATAAATTCTTCTTGACTTGTGAAGTCTTGAAGTTCAATTCGTTCATCAGCATTTTCATACTGATTATCGGTGCTGAATAAAATTGCATGTATCATAATATATAATTTAAAGTTCAATGCACATTGGGAGAAAACACTTGACATTGTCAAATAAAATGACTAACTTCGTATCTCTACAACGTAATTAAACGTTTCTTTTTTTTGGTTATAACGAATACAACCAAACACTTTGTTAACGATGTAGTAAAGATGTGAGTGATAGCTTACGCATAGAAGATGCAAAGCCTACAAATATACTACAATAGAGTTAAAGAACATTCAAGTAACATTGGGAAATAATGAGGCGAAGACGAAAGAGGGGCGCTATAGCGACACGATAAAGCCCTACTGGGGGTTTATATAGAAAGACTTCCCGCTCGGTTCACACAGTATCGCTCGACTCACACAGTAACAAACAGTAGGGGCTATTGATTACGTAGTAGATGGCTATACGGGTGTATTGTGTATAAATGTTTTGTATATTAGGGATTATAAAGATTTATATTATGCCAGGTAAAAAGAATAAGTCATCTACTGATGCTGCTAAACGAGAGTTAACAGCTAAAAGAAAAGCTATTAAAGCAAGAGAGCGACAAAGCAACCAAGATAGAACAGAAAGGCAAAGCAGGTATTTAAAGGAGAAGGGATTTTTTGACCCTACTACTTATAAGAACACTGGTTTTGGTTCATCTGTAGAAAAAAAGAAATCAATGGCTACGGGTAAGCCAAAAGCTTACAGGTACGGAGGTAAAAAATAGTTATCTTAGGAGTGTATTATTTTTCATAAGGTTTAGTAAGGAGATGAAAGGGACTAATTGCGTGGTTGTATGTCCCTTTCTTTTTGTTGCTTATATATTTTCAAAGTATCTATTAAAGCTTTCTCTTGAGAATATTTCGTATTCACCAGAAATGTATTTAACAACGTATTCTCCTTTGTTGGGTATAAGAGGGGAGTTCTCTTCTACTTTAAGGAATTTAATTACTTCTTTAATGTTAGTACCGTTGTATTGGATAGCTTGGATTGTTTCTGGTATTTTCTTGTAAAAGTTAATATCGGACATAGTTATATATTTATTAGTTATCAATTTTAAAGTAAGAGTCAATAACGGAGAAGCAGTATTGAGTTATGTAGGCTTCAGTTTCTTCATCCATTAGTTTAACGCCAGATATACGCATAACAGCTTTAGCTATGTGTACAGATTCGTGGACAAGTATTGGGGTGTTAACGTGTTCAGTAAGAAGTAAGACTATGTATGATCCTTCTTTTTTATTATCTACTTGAATTGTTTTAGCAAACTCTAATGGATTCATTAGGTTGTATCTATCTATGCCAGTAACTTCTTTAAATACCTTACGCATATCTTTAGTGTTACCCCTAATTACTTTTATTAGTACACCGTATAGGGGTACGTAAAAACTAACGTTATCATTATTCATACCGATGATTGTTTTCTTTTAATGTGTTTAACAACTCCTTCATAAGCTATTTCTAACATGGTAAGACCTTTCTTTTTTATTTTATCACTAGCATTAGGGGATATAGCAAAAGAATACTTTTCAATACCTGGCACATAGTTGGGAGCAGTAAAATAAAACATAGTCTTCTCTTCACATATTATCTTATCTATTACAGGCATTAAAGCATCCCATGACTTGTGATAATCCCAAGACCAATTAGGAGGTGGTGGCTTGTTATCTCGCATATATGTTGCTATAATCCTATTCTTACTATTTACACCTAAATGCTTACTCACACTAATCTTTATTATTTAAAGTATATGTAGCCTTGCTGTGAGAATGTATATTAAGGTTTCTAAGGACATAAGTATGGTCTTCGCTATACTTTACACCTCTTCTAGCTAAAACCCTCTTTAAATGGCTTATTTTTAATTCCTCGTTCACAAACTGACTTTCATCATTCAAAAGTATTGATTCTTTAAATACGTGAATAGAATTAACATACTTACTTGCATACTTTTTTTCCTTATCAGTACCTAGTAACATTTTCTCATACTTAGTCGGAAAGTATTTAATAGTGTAATCAGCTATACAAACGTTAGGCTTGTAGTCATCGCTATATTGTTTATCATTGTTATTCATTGTATACATTGTAGTCTTAGCTTTCAACTAGTAGGATTTCCAAAGGAAATCAGTTTTGTTTAAGCTTGTTGTTAATGACGAAACCTTGCCCCCCTATAATCCCCCCAACAAAGCTAATGATTGAATTTGGTTTACACAAGCGTAAATACCAAAAATGTAATAATTTTTTACGTTATTTATTTTTTTGTATATTTGAAAGAAAATAGACATTAACAATGGACTTAACAGTATTTTCAGAAAAAATACATGAGGGCAATAGGAAGAAAGGTTTCTACGATGGTGGAGATAAGCAATTAGGAACTATGCTTATGCTTGTTGTATCTGAATTAGGTGAAGCATTGGAAGCTCACAGACATTCCTTAAAAGCCGATTTAACTTATTACGAGGGTATCTTAAATGCCAAGCATGACTTTCAGACTGCTTTTAAAGAAGCTATCAAGGATACGGTAGAAGATGAAATAGCTGATGCTATAATCAGGCTTTTAGACTTGTGTGGTTATTATCATATCGATATACAAAAGCATATTGATTTAAAATTAAAATACAATCAAACTAGAGGTTATAGACATGGCAAAGAATACTAAAGAATCAACATTAGATAAATCACCTTACAAGAAGTTGGAGGATAGTAAAATTGGTCATAGCGAACTAACAGCTATTATATCAATGAAGGATAGTGGTAGAGATTTATATTTGTTTTTACTAGATAATAGCAATAAGTTTTTAGCACATAATGGAGTGGCTTATATAAACCCAATTGAGATAATGCTCTTTCTTAATGTTACTAGAAAGACTATATACAACGGTATCAACTCAATGATACAAGCAAACATATTAAGGCGATGCAACGTAATAGGAGAGTATTATTACAATTTTAATTTTTTTCCAGAATGATAGTTAAGAGAATTACAGAGTCTTCTGTATACATCGATGGAGAAGTTTTATTTCTACGTAACGATGGACTATACGGAACAAGAGAACAGAGAGCAGTTTCTGGTGTTGTTGAAGCTGTATTAAAGCTTTTAATGGCAGAAGTTAGTACCGAAGAAGGTATCTATGTTAAGCAAATAAATAAGCTTTTAAAACAAAACAAGATAATTGGTGCAATAGGAATATGTTTGGAACTTTAATAGATATTGATACAGAAGGTAATATCCTTATGAAGGATAAAGGAGTGGCTTTGCTACCTAATCTTTTTAAAGTATACAAGCATAAATACTTAGGCTCTAAAGCAGTTAAGTGGATTGTTGCTATGCATGATTACCGTTCTCCATATAGGTCTTTACCTAAAGAACAAAGAGAAACAATGGTAAACAACATGTTACTTGAAAAAGACAAATGTACATTTAAAGACAAGCCTTTAATAATAGATGCTATTAAAGAATATAAATCAATTAATTACGACCCTGACTATGAAGAGTATCGTTCAATGGTAGATAAGTCGGCAGAAGTAATAATGGTTTTTAAGCAGTTAAAAGTTGATGCAGAAAATATAAGTACAATAAACGATCTTCAAGTAGAAATGGGTAAAGCTGCTAAGTCAAGAAGAGAACTTAAAAATGCTATTATTCAAGAAATAGAAAGTGGCAATAAAATGGCTGGTGTTGGAGGTGATGATGATTTATCTATTTTTGAACAAGAAGAAATGTTTAAGTAATGATTGAAGGAAATAAGTATAAGCCTGTTATATTTGATAAGAACTTAAAGAATTATAAGAAGTTCACACCTGGCACTTTAGAATATGCTCATTTCTGGAAAGAACAAAGAAAAAGAATACTTAACGGATATAAGCCAACGGGGGGAACATGGATTCCTGGCAACTATTATTTTTACCTAAATTTTTCTAAGATACATGGACTAGCACCCAACGCTAGGCGTAAAGGAATGATTTCTCCTATATATCGTGACCAAGACCATGAATATTTTCAAGCAGTATACGATGCTAAAGAAAATGGGTATGGACTTATTGTTTTAAAAGCAAGACGTAAAGGGTTTTCATTTATGAACGCAAACTTACTTTTACACGAGTGGGTTTGTTATAGTCATTCTGAAAATGGAATAGGCTCTCAAAAGGAAGACTACGTACTTGACTTTAAAAAGAAAATGATGTTGTCTTACAACGAACTACCTAAACAACTTAGACCAAAAGTTCTTCGTGATAATGAAGATATTCTTATGTCTGGATATAAGGTAAAAGAAGATGGTGTATGGGTAGATAAAGGAATGAAGTCTATGGTACATTTTCGTGTTATGGACAATCCTGGCGCTTTTCGTGGTACTTCATTAAACTATATGGTATTTGAAGAAGCTGGTGAATTTCTAAAGCTAAAGAAAGGTTATCAAGCAAACGAAGAGTGTTTTAGAGATGGAGCTATTCAGTTTGGTACACCTATCATTGGGGGAACTTCTAACCAAATGGAGATAGAATCTGATGACTACATGGAAATGTTTATCAATGCAGATAAGTACAATCTAAAGCCATTGTTTATTCCTGCTGCTAAAGTATATCCAGGTTATTTTGATATTAAGTTTGGTAAGTCTGATGTAGAAGGGGCAACTAAGGATATTGAAAACAGAGCAGAAAAGAAAAGACAATCGGGAGATATTTCTGACTTATACGCTTTTAGACAAGAAATGCCTTTAAAAGTAGAGCATGCTTTTCTTAGAACGGGTGGCTCTCCATTTAGATTAGACTTATTAAATAAACAAATAGCGAACATAAAAACAAATAATAAGTTTGATATAGTACGTAGAGGAAGATTAGAGTGGCAAAAAAATGAAAACGGTAAAGAAATATTTGGTAGCTATCCAATATGGGTGGAAGATTTTGGGAATAAAGAAGATTACGATACCGAAGATAATCCGTTTCCTTTTGAGATTGTAGATATGCCATTAATAGATTTAAAAAATGCAGATGTAGCAGCAGTTGACCCTTACCATATTGACGATGATTTAGAAGAGATAAAAAAGAATGGTAGGGTAGGTGATAAACGCTCAAAAGGATGTATGTGTGTTTATAGAAGATTTATTGGAGTAGAAACACCTGGCGAATATCCAGTTGCTTTTTATACCGATAGACCAGAAAGTAAACAAGCCTTTTATGAAAACTGTTTGAAATTAGCTATCTTTTACGATAGTAAAATATTAGTAGAATATAACGACGATAACTTTTTTAAGTTCTTTATCAATAATAAAGTTTTTCGATTTTTAAAAGAAAGACCTAGAAGTGCCGATAGTCCATATAGTACCGTAACAAATAAATACGGTGTACATATGAAGACGCACCAAAAGAAAATGGTAACAGAATTTTTAGATGAATACATAAAACAACATTGGGAAGATATTTACTTCTTACCTTTGTTAAATGAATTGTGTGTTTACGGAACAGCCAATACGGATAGAGCAATGGCTTTTGGTATGGCTTTAATGCACGATGCTGATAATTTAAGAACGGTAAAAGCAAGGGAAAACGATAGTGAGGATAATAAACTGTTTATACCTCATTTTAAAAATGTAAATGGTAATATTGTATCAGTTAATGGTATTGAAGGTTCGAGCAACGCACCAACCTACGATTATAAATTTGATTAATATATAGATGAAGTTTCCAAAGCAGAATATTCCAGAAGAAAGAAAGACAGAAGAGTGGCACAAAGATTGCCTAGAAGCTGTACTTCAAAACCACAAAGGTTCTAATAAGTTTACTCAAGAAAGGATTAAAGATTACGAAAACTATTTGTTAGTACATGGACAGTTTGATTCTAAACAGTTTAAGTACGTTACAGATATGTATGGTATTACTGCTCCTGCTAGATTAGTAAACTACCCCATCATAATGCCTAAGATAGACCTATTAGTGGGTGAAGTAGTTTCTCAACCTTTAAGATGGAGTGTTAATGTTATAAATAAAAATGCCATTAGAAGAAAGAACGAAAAGAAAGTTCAAATGGCAGCAGAGGTTTTGCTTAGACCTCACAGAAGGGAAATTGAAAAAGTATTAGGTTCAGAAATTAAAGACCAAGAAGTAGGTCAAGAGATTCCAGAAGATATAGAGTCTTTTCAAAACATGAAGTTTCGTGATGCTGTTGAAGAGCAAGTACACGTAGGGCTTCAATATATAGCTCAAAAACAAAAACTTAAATCTTTATTTAAAAGAGGGTTTTACGATTTAGCAATTACTGGTAAAGAGTTTTATAGAGTAATAGTTAAGAATGGTGATCCTTATGTAGAAAGGATAGACCCAAGAACAGTTATTTACGATATAGATAGCGATAAAGAAACATTACAAGATTGCAAATACGCTGGAATAGATAACTGGTATACAGTAAACGAAATTGTAGATAGGTTTCATTTAGAAGGTTCTGTAGTTGATGAACTAGAAGAACTTGAAAAAATGGAGACAGACCAAATCATGCAATTTAATTCTTCTTACGATGCTTACATGACTTCAGAAAGTAGAGCGTTAAAGATTAGAGTTGTAGAGATAGAATGGAAGTCTTTAAAAACTATCAAGTATAAAGTATCACCTAACAAGTACGACGAAGAGATAGATTACTATAAGATGGTCAAAGACGACTACATACCAAAAGAAGGTGAAAAGGTTGTCAAAAGAGTCATTAACGACATAAGGTATTGTATACAAGTAGGTCATAAAATTGTTTTGAAATATGGGCGAAAACCAAATATTATTCGGTTTGAAGATAACTATGCAAATTGTAAGCTAAGTTTCTTTGGAGTTATACGAAACGCTTTTAATCAATCTACATTATCTATTGTTGATAGCTTAAAAAATATTCAATTGCTTTACAATATAGTAAATTATCACATAGAATTAGCATTAGCACGTTCAGGAGGTAAAGCATTAGTTTATGATGTAGCTCAAAAACCTAAAGGAATGAAGCTTAACGATGTTCTTTATCATTTAAAGAATAGTGGTTTAGCTGTAATCAATACTAACGAGGAAGGTATGCAAACACGTTCCTTTAATCAGTTCCAACAAGTAGATTTAACATTATCGCAATCAGTAGGTCAGTTAATTAACTTAAAAGTTATGCTTGAGCAAACTGCCGACCAACTAACGGGTATTACTGCAAGTAGGGCTGGTATTACAAAATCAAGCGATGCTGTTGGTGTTAATGAAAGAAGCGTAATGCAATCTACATTAATAACTGCTCCATTATTTGATATTCACTATGAATTAATAGGCGATGTACTAAATAGTTCTGCTAACTTGTTTAGATACTGTTGGGCTGATTCAGATAGAATGATAAACATATTTGGAGATATGGGAATAGAAGTGTTTAAATGGAAAAAGACTTCTGCCTTAGATGAAATAGGTTTATTTGTAGAAAACTCTGCTAAGGAACTATCTAAAAAGCAATCTATGTTTAGCATGATGGATAGAATGGCTTCTGCAGGAAGTCTTGACCCGTTATCTACAATGAAAGCTTTAAATGCTGAAAGTGCTGTTGAAGTAGAGAAAATACTTACAGATGGTATTAAGGTAATGCAAGAGAAAGAACAAGCTAACCAAGAAAGTATGCAACAGATTGAATCTCAGAAAAATGAGATTGAAGCACAGAAAATGCAAGTGCCTATCGAGGTTGCTAAGATTAATTCTGAAACAGATATTAGAGTTGCTGAAATGAAGATTAATGCAGACCAAGGGAAACTTGACCAAGAGCAAGAGTTTCAGTCTGATGGACAAAGCGTTGCACAACAAAACGAGTTAGATAAAATGATGCTTCAAAACAGTAACGAAGAAGATAAACAAGCAATGCAACAAGGTTCGCCTGAAGGAGAAGGAGTATAGTAATAATTTTTTTTATAAATTTATAAGCAATGAATGAAGAAGAAAAAGTAAATGAAACAGAGGTTGTTCAAGAAACTACAACCGAAGAAACATCAAATGAAGTAAAAGAAGAACAAACTACTGAAGTGGAATATTCTTTTAATCCAGATGCTTTTTTCACATCAGAAGAAAAAGAAGAGAGTGTTGAAAATAACAATACTCAAGAAAACAACGTAGAAGATAGTACCAACGATAATAATCAAGACGATGGTTTTAGTTGGGATAAAGGGTTAGAGTATTTAAAAGAAGATGAACAACACCAAAGAAGTGATTCTGATAGCACTGATAATGCTAATACTGATACTGGAATTGATGTTGTTGATAAAAATATAGAGCCAAGCTTTGAGAACTTTTTCAAAGAGGTTGGAGTAGAAGTAAAAACAAAAGAAGAATTTAAGGAAGTATATAAATCTTTACAAGAGGAAAACGAACTTTTGAAAAAAAGTTATCCAGAAAAAAACGAAAAGATTGATAATTTCCAAAATCTTATTAATTTAGAAGACAAAGAACTTGTTGAGCGAAGTTTAATCGCTGATGGATTTGAAGGAGTAGAATTAGAAAATGCAATAGAAAGAATGTTGGATAACGACATGATTGATATTGAAGCAAAGAAAGTCCGCAACACACTAAATAAGGCTATAGCTTCTGAAAGGGAAACTATTATAGATGCAAAACGAAACGAAACTGCAAAGCAAGAGAA